TCTGCCACTGGTAGTTCTTAACGGCACCCGCTGTTTGCTCAAGCGTGACGCGCACCCCAAACCTATTGGGCTGCATCTCGACGCAGATGGCCTTGACGCCATCCAGCAGGCCGCCGTCTATTCCGCTGTAAGCTTCATAATCCATGAGCCACCATCCAACGCCTGGCGTCAGGCGCTCGTAGTATCTGATAACCGTGGTATCGCCACCCACCATGAGGTCCAGGTCTATCTTCACCACGCGGGGCTCGAACTCCCCCGCAGGGCCCGCATTGATGTACACGTTGTCCTCGGTGCCCAAGCCAGTGGCAGTGACCACACCATTGTCCTCGTCCAGTGTCAGCTCAGCGCTCACGAGCGCGAGTATGGTGCTAATGTCCACACCCGATGTAATGGATGCTGCTAGTGACGGATGGATTAGAAGGACTTTATCCCCTATGGCAATAGCAGGCGCAAAGGCACCTACCGCGAGGTCTCCGGTGGCGCTGACATACCCGGTGCAGACTAGCTGCTGCCTCTGGGGAGCGCCGCCAAGACCACCCGCGTCCCAGATAACATAGACCCAGTAGCCTTCAAAAAAGTCGGGGTCATGGCCTATCAGGTTGGCGCACTGGAAGTTCGGCGCACCCACGATTCCCGAGACGGTCCCCAAAAAGGATAGCCGCTCGGTGAAGCTCTTTTCGGAGTTTCGCAGCATCACGTAGCCTCCTCTACAGCCACGCTGCTGGCCGCACCATTAGCTATAGCGTTGACAGCGCCAACAAACGGGTTCAGCAGCGTTATCTCGTAGCTGCCCAGCCCATTGGGGGCCAGGGGGATACCTCGCCCCACTACTGCCGGCTCGGCGAAGGCCAGGTACACCCACGTCGGCCCCGTGTTGACTATGCAGGCGTAGCGTCTAGCCGCCGTTGCCACCAGGACCACGGTGGTCACGATAGCCACCGCCACCGTGCTGATGGCGCTAGTGATCAGTGGCAGAGACGTAATGCTCACAGGAGCTAGGGGGTTTATCTCCACTACCCTTCGCTGCTCTGTCATGTCTTCGTCTCCTTCTCCCTCTTCTCCCTCTCCCGCTTCTCCTTCTTCTCCTGTGCCCTCTCCCGCGGATTCACGACTATGAGAAAGGCACCTGTAGCCTCTTTGCTGTGTCCCTCACGGAGAAGGAGTTGCGTGACACCCGTGGCATGGTAGAACTTCAGACCTGGGCCGATTGGGGCAGAGGGGAAATGCACCACCTCATGCTTCTCAGGCTTCCCCACCTCGTACCAAATCCGCTCAGTGGGCACCACAGATGTCACGTCCCCCGTTGGCTCCGAGGGCTTGTCCGGCTCCGGCTTCGGCTTGGGCTCCGGCTCCGGCTCCGGCTTGAGTGGAGGCCCCGGCTTGTTGAGGTCGTCCGGCTTAGCCATACACTACCTCTTCCAGGATGTTGTGCAACTGGATGCTCACGTCGAAGTGCACCTCGTTGGAGAACTCGCCAAAGCCTATCACGTAGACCCTCCCCGTCACCGCTGGCATACCCTTGGACCAGCGCAGCGTCAGCGCGCCATACCCCCAGAGCTCACCCTCCAGCTTCTCCACATTCCAGAGGAGATAGTCAGCCCAGGAAGCGAAACGGAAAAGCTGGATGGTTTTCAGCACGTCTCGCGGAGTAGTCAGGTGGAGGCTCTGCATGTGTGCCGGAAGGTCATCTGGCACCACATACACCACAGCGCTGCTGTGGTTGTACCAAGGCACGACCATTCCATAAGCGTTAGGGTAGGGCAAGGTATCCACATTGGTGCCATAGGCATGAAAGGTTTGCCGTATCTGCACCCCACGCTGGGTTGACACCGCCGCCCACGCAATGTTCTGCGTGTAATCCGGCCTGCCTACTCCTACAGCGGGGATGGGTGTTGTAGTAGTTATCATGGTACAGGTGTGCTCGTTAGGTTGAATGTCTGCTTACTCGTCCACACGCCGAGGACGCCGTAAGTGAAAGTCCTCGCCTGACCCGTCCGGTTCTGGAGCGTGAGGCGTATGATGTTTTGGAACGGATACCCAACAGCCAAGTGCTCTTCCACTAGCCCATAGCCCAACTTGCGTACCACCTGTGACACCACCACCGGGGCCGCCGAGACAGATTGCACCACCATCATACACAACCCATCTGCGTCCATAGAGGAGTAGAAGTCGTAGCATATCACGACGGTCGGAACCCCACTGATGAGGGGGGTGGCTGGAATGTCAATTATCGTGCTTGCTCCATCGGCTATCAGTACCGAGTCCCAGGCCGAAAAGGCGTACTGATCATCTGCGCTGCGAATCAGGGGCACAGTCTGTGTGGAGATGCCACGGCTGTAGTCGGGGAAGCCTATTCCTACAGCGGGAATGAGTCGAGTGGTCTGAGTCGTCACTTTCCGCCCCCACCGGCGCTACTGGCCGCCTTTCTAATGGAGGCAGTAACGGTGATTGTGTGCGGCCAGGCCCCGTCTGTGTTCTGGACAACCACCTCTAGGGGTTCCCCCCTGGCTATTGGTTCATCCACCTGGTAGGGAGCCAGCACATTATCCATCGCCAGCCCCCCGTCTCGTGGCACGATTTGTACAGCGCCGTGAGAGACCCTCACGCGCACCAACCCGTTGCACCCGCCCGGCCAATGGATTCCGACCTCAAATATGCGGCCAGCAACTTGGGCGTTCTGTCGCGCGGTAGCCTCTGTTGACGCAGCAACCGTTAGCGTAAAAGAGGCAATCTCTATCTGACCCATAGCTCCTCCTGCCGCCTCAACCTACCACCTCAATGTAGAGAGGCTAATGCTCCCCTCTACCCGCCGATGCTAACGACGTAGAGAATCACGGCCACGTTGGCGGGAGCGGCCCCTGCCACCGACGCCTCCGCCGTAATGTTGGCCGAGAACTCGAACGGGGGCAGCGGAATTATGTCGTGAAGGCCCGCGCCTACAAACAGCCTAGGGATGGCGAGCACCAGCGGGGCCAACCCCGTGCCTATGGAGACAATGGTGTCAGCGGCGTTCCCGTTGAACACCTCGAGCGCCCATAGCCTGGCCGTCAGCCCCGTCGGCATGGTGTAGACCGTCAGGGGTGTAGCGTTTGCAATCAGTGAGATGAGGCCACCATTCTTGAGCTTGGAGCCTGCCTGCGCCTCAACTATGTCCCTAGATGGCACTGTTACTAGCATGGTCATCGTAGCGCCTCCATGTTCTTTTACCGGGTTTCTGGGCTTATGGCTCTCCTCAGGGTCATCAGGGTTAGGTCTAAGCCGCCGTGAAGCCCTCAGCGGGAACGAGCGTCGCCCTGAAGTCAGCGAGTTGCTTCTTCTGCTCCGGGGTCATGCTCGCCGTCAGGTCACCCGTCGGCTGAGCGAACGCAATCCTGTGCAGGATGATATTCCAGCTCGGGGCGAAGGGCACCAAGGTATACTTGTACCCCCAGAACTTGATCCTGCTCTGGGTCAGGCCAATGGCCGCAATGTTCCACGCCAGCATGAATGCAGACCGCTGAGCGCCGAACACGCCAATGGTGGTGGAGGCCCAGGTCGGGTCCACTAGCCCTGTTTGCACATTCACCCGACCCCTAGTGCCAAGAGTCGCGTACCGTCCGACGCTCAGGCTCTCGAACAGCTCTATCTCGGCGTCATCAATGGGCATCCAGCGGAAGTGCCCAAAATAGCCATCGGGCACGTCCGTCACCGTTATCTGCGTCGGGGTGCCGCCGCCGCTGGAGGCGTTTGCACCCACTACGCCCAGGTTCTGCGTCATCTGCCGGGATGACGGGATTGCCTCCACAAAGGGCACCCGGTAGAACTGGTACTGCCCGGAGACGTAGATTCCAATGTTCTCTCCGGGGAGCACTACCGCTTGGACGGGAGCAGGTTCGAACCATCTTGCGAACGTAAGCGTAGCGATTTCACACCTCCGTGACTGATTTCGTATTTTCTATGTCTTTACGACCTTGGTATCCGCCTGCATGAAATACCTGGCGCCGTGACCCCCTTCCGCCCCTATCTGCAAGACCACCACCTCATCCCCCACGCCCCCTTCACGCCGACAGCTCCTCCCATCGAGCTGGAAGGAGTCACCGGGGGCGAGGCTCCCAACCTCCACTTCTGCCTTTGGCGTCTCTAGCACCCTTGGCGCGGGCACCGCAGCCACGATTGGGGTAGGAGCTGGAATCGGAGCAACCGGAGCAGCCGGAGCAGCCCCAGTGGGCTTAGGTTTCTTGCTTCTGGTGGTCATCATTCTCTCCTGTTACACAAGTTGCCTGAACTCCTGCTTGGCCCTCTCCAGGTCCCGCCTGTCTATGCCGTCTGTTTCAAGGCCCTTGTCGTGCTCAATGAGTAGCTCCCCGGGCACCCCCTGTCTGGCCCCGTCCAACTGGTCCTGCCAAAGTAGCCCGTGATACTCCCCAGCTACCATCAGGAGCTTGGCAGAGGGTATGCGGTTTTCGGCTATGAGTGCCTTTAGCCTCTCTGGTCTACCAGCGGCCAAGAGCATTGTCGGCAGGAGCCCGCTGGCACCCCAGGCTGGATTCCCTTCACTGGCCGCCTGTCGCATCAGTTGGACTTTGCGCCTCAGAGCATCCACGGACGGGCCTGAAATGATGGCCATGAGGTCTCGACGCTCCCCCGACCCAAGTGGCCTTGGGCAAATAGGGGCTGGGTCACGGGTCACACCAAAGGCTTGACAGACAATAGGGCGTGCTCCGTGGATCACACAAGTGGTGTCGGGGTTGAGGAACGGACACTGTGACCCTTGTAGAGTCTGGAACTCCCCAAGTATCTTTCGAGGAATGATACCTACGATTATCCCTTCCCTAGCATGAGTTGGGCCGTCTGCGCTAATGAGCCAGTTCTCGCATCTGTCCAAAAGCCCCTCAAGGAACAGCGGGCCTCTACCAAGCGCCCAAGAGATGATGTTCCGAGCCTCCACGCCCATTGCGATAGGCACATTAACCCGGCAGCAAATCCCACACCCTAGGTGGCAAATTGACACCCCAAGACCCTGCTCCAATGCTTGCTGCCCCAATTTGTAGTATTCCTGCACCTCTTGCAACTTGGTGAAGCTCTCCAGCAGTCTGTTGTGCCTATCAAAGGTTGCTGGGATTTTGGCCGCCGTGGATTTGTCGGTGTAGTCAATCATCCTGTTGCCCTTGCTCATATGCCAGCCCCTACTGCCGCCAAAGAGGCATCCGCGACAGGTACTGGGGGCCTCTCAATCACCCAAACATAGTCTGCGGGTTGGAGAAGAGCGGGCTCATCTGAGAAGCAACACACCTTATAGCAGACACCCTCGTGCTCCGTTGTCGCTCTCCATGCATACTTGGCGCATCGTGAGGGCCTGTTGTCCGGCAGTTGCTCCCGTCGCATGTCCCGAAGAGGAAGCCAAACGGCCCCCAGTCCGCCACCCAGAGCCGCAATGGGGACCACGCACACCCATTTCTGTTCCAAGTCGTTAGTCTTGAGCGAGGGCTTGTCAAAGAAGGGCTTGTCAAAGAGAGACCTGACCCTACACCAGAGCCCCAGTCCTGCAATGTTCCTGCTTGTCACTCTTGTCACTTGTGTTCTCTCCTTATTTACTCTTTGGAGTAACACACCTTGGCTGGATGAGAGCCCCAGTTCGAGCCCTCATCCAGCCCCACATGCCTTGGGTTAGATGAAGTTCACCCCATACAGGAGGGACACACCCAGCACCCTGGCCGCCGCGCCAGCTGCGGCCATCTGCACTTGGGCGTTGGCCAAGAGCCGTACCGGGTACGGCCCAACCGGGATGGCCCCGATGTTGGGAGTGACCAGTGACGGGTGGTAGCGGAACGATGAAATCTGGGTTCCTATGGCCCAGACCGCCGCTCCCTGCCACACATGAAGTTCCATTATCTGGATGGCACCGCCCTGGGTGTCCAAGTTGAACTGGCACGCCCAGAAGTCAACTACGATGCCCTTGGCTGCCACGAGGTTCACGTCTGCGCCGACGCCGGGAGCGCCAGAAGTGACTGGTACACCCGGAGTTGCCGCACCGGCTGCTACGGCGGGTATCAAACGGTATGAGAGCCTGAATCCCATCAGGATGTTGAGTACTCTGTTCACTCTTTGCGACTGTGGCATGTTCTTGCTCCTTGTCTGCTTGTCTGCTCCTAGATTCTGGTACTGCTCCCCGTCAAGGCTCCCAGGGGATTCCCCCCGTCTTTTCTTTTGGGGGTTCTAGGGGGTGTTCCCCGTGTCACCCCCTAGGAGCCGTATGGACACCGCGGCCCGGAGACAAAGCCGACAGACCTTGGTTCTAGGTTTTGGGTCTAGCTGATGCTCTGGCCCATAGGCTCAGCCACGTACCCGATCAAGACCACCCTCTGGCCGGCTGCGTCAGTGCGACCTATTTCCATCGCAATGAACATCTGGTCGGAGGGCTGGTACACCACCGGGTCATCCAGGTAGCCCACGAACTCATCATGCACGTAGAGCTTCTGGAGGTCCACGTAAGCCCTAGTGGTGGTTCCACCGGGGCCGACCTGGAACAGCATGGTGATGGGGGCGGGGAGCGTGGAGTCAATCGCCACGGCGTAAATGGCCAGATACCTGTTGGCAGCCAGCAGCGCGTTGACGTAGGTGAGGTTGGTGGCTGCTACCAGAGCCGGCGTGATGAACTCGTTGGTATCTGCGCCGTTGGCGATAGTGAGGTCATCGTTGGCGCGAATGTCCCGCACGGCTACCTGATTGGGGGCCTGCACCTTGCCAGCCCGCACCATCAGCTCCGTGAGCATCCGGCGAGCCTTGAGTTTCATGTTCCGTATGGCATCAATGCTGAGTTCCGAGACTGGTACTATGCACGACATCGGTTTCTCCTTCCTGCTACTTCCCGACTATTCCTAGCCGGGCCTGTTCAGGGTGTTCCATGTTCAGGGTATTCCACGTTCAGGTTAGACCGGCCCTTAGACCGATACCCCTAGACCAACGGTGGGTTCAGGGCGCTGTTCTCGCCCCCGTATGTGGTATCCACGAAGGCACCCACGCTCCTGTCCATGCCACTCATCAGTGTCGGCTGAGGAGTGGGGGCGGAGAGTCGGCCTTCCATTGGCGGCACGACGGTCAGGGTGAGCGGGATGCCCCACTTGCCCTGGGTGGCGACGCCCACTGCCTGGCCCAGCACTATGACAGCAGCGCCCAGCCCAAATGCATTGCCAGCCTTGGGGTTGACGAACTGGCGTGTCGCCCAGGCACCGCCCAAGCCAATGAGACCGCCAACCAGCACTCTTGTCCAGCCCGTGCTGGTCTTCATCACCATCGCGGGGACGGTCAGGACCACGCCTGCGCCCAGCACGCCCGCAACGGCATCGCCCAATTCGGGTAGGGATCTGGTTGCGGCCGCGAGGGCTCCGGGGTTCCTGCGGTAGTGGCGCCTGTGGCGTCTGGGGTTCGCGGGGTTTCCCTTGATAAGTGTAACCGTAGGCACTCGTACACCTCCCAAGTAGATTATGGTTCTACTGGGGCAGCCTTACGAGCGTCTGGCTTATCTGTCGTTTCGCTTTGGCTCTACTGCCCTGAGTCCTGAGTCTTGGGTCCGATACTTTCGAGCACAAACGAAAAGGGACCGACAACACCTTCTCGCTGGTGCTCGGTCCCTTTGTGGCCCCAGTGCGGGCCAAACGACAACCCTATGGTAAGGGGTTTATCGGTCAATTGTCAAGTGGGGGTCTTACAGGGTTCCAGTCGGACTTGGTTGACACCTAGCGTGGTGCCCTTTACAATGCAGCCATGACACCCGAAGAAAAGGAAGCCTTGATACGGCTTCTACTAAACAGAGATGCCTTGAGTGAACGCCTCGCTGAACTGACGAGAGCTCGATTCGGACAGACAGTCTCCCAGGGTGAAGCGGCCACACACGGCGAGAGCGGCACCCCAAAAGCACTTGAAGCGATAGCCGCCCTCCTCGAAGCCCCACCCGCCAATAAGGTGGGTATTCAGGTTGCGTTCGTGGAGTCCTTGGTAGACCTGATTGTGGAGAACAATCAACGCATTCTTCTTGCCCTACTTCCCGACGACGAAGGTCACGAGCCATCTCGATAATAACATCAGTAATGGCGGACATTAGCTATTCCCCTCTCCCTAGCTGCCCTAGAATGCGCTTGTGATTCACCTGCACCACCTAGACTCAGCCTCTTGGTTCACCTTTGTTGGGCTAGTGTTTAACTTTATTGGAGCTTGTATCCTTGCCTTTGCCATTGCCGTGCCTGAGAAAGAGGCTGAGGAAATTGAGCGCGGTGGCCTTCACGTTGAGCACTTTAGTGGTCTTCCTGATGAACCTACTCCCAACCGACCACTGGGCGGGTTCCTTCGATGCGGCACCAGATTCTTTGTTGCAGGCTTCACACTTATTGGCCTGGGCTTCGCGCTCCAAGTCTCTGTATATCTCAAGCAACTCCTCGTCGGGTAGGACTACAGCAAGCCCTAAGTGCTTTTCTATCCTTCTGGTGCGAACTTCCGCCAGCTCCCCATAGTCTCGTACCGTTTGGGGCCTCCGCATTCTACGAAGAACATCTTTGTCAGCTAACGCCATTAGACTCTCCCTTCTAGCTGTATTACTTCTAGCCAGCTCTTAAACGGTGCCTCCACACCCGCCACCTCAGCGGGTGTCTTGCCCCCTAGCGCTTGGTGCTTCCTCATGTAGTTGTAGTGAATCGCCCATCCACTCATTACGAACCTAGCCGTCACAAGCGAGTGAAGCCCCCGCATCAGGTTGGTTCTGTCCTTAATCGTGCCATGAAACCTCTCCACCAAGTTGATATTGGTACTAGAGCGCATCCCATGAGATTGGATATGAATGGTGTCACCTCCGAATACCCGTTCAATCCCATCCAAATAGGCTGACAGCTTATCAGTGACTATGAATCTAGGCGGCCTAGTAGCTACCTCTGCGGCCCGCTGAAAAAGAGTTTCGGCGTCGCGGGTGGTCCGAGTCTGAGACAAGTGTGAGGCAAGAAGAAACCTAGAGTCCTCATCCAAGACATCCCAGAACCAAGCTGTGTTCTCTGACCCCTCTTTGGTCTTGCTGCCTGCCACCAGCAGCATCGTTTCGTCGGCCACCCAGATTTTGCCAGTGTTAACCGTTACTCCGCTAAGAGCCTCAACTGCCTTCTTGGTGTACTTTACTACCCATTCGTACACCGTCGCGTGGCCTGGGTAGGGGTGCTGGTCTAGGTCTAGCTGGGTACGAATCTTATCCAGCGAGGTAGTCTGATAGAACTGGTTCAGGGCTGAGGCTATGGCAGCAGTAGGGAATTGCATGTGCGGAGGGGCGTTGTTGTCGGCAAACTTTCGGTTACAGCTCCGGCATAGGAACCGCTGTACGCCGTGATAGGTGCCGTACTTGACCACGCGGGTCCCCCCACAGAACTTGCATGTCACCTGCCAATAGGCCATGTTAGCTCGTTCCACTTGCCATGCCTCCACCAACTCTACCCAGAAACCGCCTTTTGGACGTGGTATTCGGGTTGGCTTCCACTTTCCCATCGGAACCCCCTAGACGTATTCCGCCTAGAGGGTAGCTATGACCCAAAGTCATGTCAACCAAGTCCGACTGGAGCCCTTCTTCGCCAATTCGGAGCCGTGTACAAAGAGGTTGCCGCAGCTATAGAGGGAGCGCCCTCTACCAAAGCCTAGAGGCACGGTCCGTCTTTGCGTCTTCCACAAGCAACTTGAGCAGCTCCAAGGCATCGGTTCCAATAGCTGGAGTTGACAAAAGGTAGCGGTAGTCAGCCACTAGTTGTTTGGCTGCCCTGCTGGGTGTCGCCTCTGTCTGTTCTTTGGCCTGATTCTTGCCTGATGCCATCTTACCCTCCTCCATGTGTTAGTTTGACCCTAGCAAGCTTTGGGGTACTAGTCCATAGTTACGCAACGGTGCCCATCCCCTGCGATCTATGGCGAAGTAGCAGCTTTTACGGCCCACATGGCGGCTTCCTCGTAGGCCGTTTGTGCCAGGGCGCAAAGCCGTGCGTCCCTCCCTTGGCTCTTCATCAACTCACAATGGTCAATTAGTTGGGCGGTGAGCTGCTTGAACACATCAACTCGCGTATCCTCGGACGGGTTGAAGTCCAACCTCACCCTTTGCTCACCTAGCGTAGGCATCGTTTCCCCTCTCCTTCTCTAGCAACTCTCAAGCCCGACTGCATACCTTGGGCCCTTGTACATCCCGTTCCGAGTCTGCCATGCTATCCCACACCAACCACACACCCACCTTCGTAGGTTGTTGGGGCCATAGATTTCCCCGCCTTTCAGCTCCCCCCGTTTACAGTCAGGACACACCATCGGGTACTGGCCGGTCTGTGGGTGTGGCCCCAGCTCACCGGTCTCCGGGTTCCTGTAGGCAATAATATAGAGAGACAGAAACTCCCCGCCCGCTCCCGTGGCGTAGAGGGGCACCCTGACATCACCCGTGACCGCCGGGATGATCTCAGGCTTGAGCTGGGGTGCTGGGGGTTGCGGCTGAGTGGTCATTTCTGGGCCTCCTATGCGTTAGCGTAGAATGTGCTTCCGATGGGTAATGTGATAGCTAGCAGCCTGCCCCAGAACCCTCAATACAACTGAAAGCAGGGTAGCAAGAATGAATATGCCAAGGACAGCACCGACTCTGATAGCCCACCACATAGCTACATTCCACATAGCTACATCCCTCCTAAAATCTCAGTCTCCTCAGGCGTGAACGGCCAGTGGAGCGTCAGGTACGCCTCTGGAATAACCTCTCTGACGCAGTGCGCCTCCACCTCCAGCTTAGTGGCCTTGATGGAGCCACATACCATACACCGATATGCCACCTTGTGAGTATCTGGGTCTCGCATCTCCCAGTAGGGCTGCATCTCTCTAATCTTCTCTGGGTGGTTGTAATACCAAACCTTAGCATTGATTATGGAGAATCTACTGGTCAGACCGAGGCTATGTCGTATCTCGTAGCCCCTAGCGCCCTGCATGAGTGCCCAAAGTATCTGTAACACCGTATGGCGCCCCAAGGGGGTGTTGCGAGGTTGCTCACTGGGTCTGCTGGATTGGGAATGCTTTGTGATCCGTTCCAGCAGGCCGTAGTTCAGAGCCACTCCGTAGGCGGACTCAGGAGGCGGTTCCCCCAGTTTTGTTTGACGTGGTGGGCGGCCACGTCTTTTTTCATTCATGCAACCATGATATACTAGCCATAGGGTACGGGTCAATTCAGTTATAAGGGAAGTCAATTATTGTACATTACCTTGATGCGCCCCTCTAGAAAACCGTTTGTCAAGTGGGGTACAATAGAGGTACTGCTGGGCAGAAGTAGTGAAAGGAAAGGAGTAGCCAATGGATGTACATTTCCACTTCAACAGTAACAAAGAGGCGTTACTTCCGTTAGAGGAGTCCCTGCTATTCGAGAAACTCAGGGAGGTATTCGGAGACCAGATTCACCTGCACTACCACACTGACGACGTGCAGGACCCAAGCAGATGGTTGTGGGCCTTGGCGAGAAGGTACGAAGCCGCAAAAGAGGTTAGGGTTTCTTAGGCGTTTTGCAAAAGGCCTCGTATAAGGCAAACTCTGCCTTAGCGTCCTCCCACGCCCTGAGCGCATCTGCTGCGTCTGTCCGGGCCTTCTGTAGGCCGTGGTCGGCAGACTGGTAGTGCTCCCGAGCGTTTGGTAGTGCATCCGCAGAGCAGAACCACAATAGAGGGTGTCTATGTACAGTAACCCCAGTCCGCCCGCCAACTGGCCCAAATGCCCGCATAGGAGGTCACTACTCTCATGGGTATCTCACTCAACCCTCTAAAACTCTTCTCCCGTGGCAAACACGTCCGTCTCATCAAGCCCGGCGACGATTTCTACCCCGACGAACTGGACGAATCCGAAGATGGTGCCGCCCCGGAGGGTTCGGGGGATCGCTTCGCCCCCTACCGCTCCCTCCCGTATGTAGTCAATAGTGGTGACGACTTCAACTGGGAGCTGAACCGCAAGGTTCTCAACAACATTCGCCTAATAGAGCGCATTCGCCGCTCCCGCAGTGAAGCCTTCCCCGTGCCCAAGTTCGAGGTTAGAAAACCTGTTCGACTTGGCAGCGTCTCCTTGGTCACAATTGGGGAGTACGTCTCCGACATGCCCAGCCGGGAGGACATCGAGCAGCACTGGGTCCCGCAGTTCGGCGGGGGCGAGTATGTAATCTATGCCAAGAGCGCCGCCTACACCGGGCCTGTGATTGGGTACAAGTTTCCCGGCGCCCCCAAGTGGCAGACCCCGGATGAGGCTATCCGAGAGGCCCGAAAAAAGGAGGCCGAGAAGCCCAAGACCTTTCAAGAACGTCTGGATGAGCGTGCCACTGACGACGCCCTTGCCATGTTGGACAGCAACCCTGCTATACGGGACAAGGTAGCCACGGCCAGACTCTACAAGGCGTTTAACATAAAACCCCCCAAGGAGGAAGGTGACGAGGAGGATGAAGACCCACTGGACAAGTTGGACAAGGCTATAGCGCGGGCTGAAAAGTATGGCTTTGTGCGGCGAACGGGTACGGGCGATTCGGAGGACACGCACAAGACTAGCCTGATAGACCTCGTAATGGAGTTAGCACGTACACAGCAACTAGAGCCACTAGTTGCCAGGCTTACAGCCCTGATACCCCAGCAGCCGCCCGCTCCGACCCAGCCCCAAGTTGGTGGGGCGCCTCAGCAGCCCGCCCTTGGCCCTGGGCAGCCACAACGCGCTGGTGCCCCACAGTCAGGGCCCCAACCACGGGCACCCCAACCCGTGCAACCTACAATGCAGCCTACAACCCAGGAGGCCCCAGTGGACACGGCTCAACTCCTCAACAAGCTCAAGACCCGCCTCAAGGGCACTGACCTCATGGGGCTGCTCAAGGCCGCCGACTGGGACTGGCTCAAGAACGCCCTCTCTCTCAGGCCCACCGAGTTTGTACAGAAACTCTATGCTGACCTCCAGGCGCAGAAGCCCGGCCTCAGTGAGCTCGAGGTCATCCTGCACGAGTTCACCGTGGATGAGGTCCGAGTGCTGCTGTCCGAGGTCAAGAAGCTCTTGGACAACCCGTTTATCAGGGTGCTGGCCTCTGCGACAATGGATGCGAAAGCCCTTGACACTGTATCTGCGGTTGCTGCCGTGCTCATAACCCCCGCTGGCACCACTTGGCTCACCTCGGTCAAACAGGGGATTGACCTCACCTACAAGGCGGTTGAAAACAGCATGAATCGAGCGGGGGTAGAGGGGGCTGGGGAGGCTCAGGGTGATAGTGGGGGTGACGACATCAGCGGGGTCGGAGAGAATGGGCCCGATGATGGGGGCAGCGGGGGCAGCGGGGTTGCGGTAGTAGTGCGGCCCCCAGACAAGCCCAAGAGTCCCGCTCCCGTAGCAGCCGTGGTTGACATCGTGCCTACTCTGGTGGATGATGATAGCAACGATGATAGCAACAAGGAGGGTTAGCATGGACGCATCCGAACCCCAAGGAGAAGCAGTAAGTGGTGGGGACCAGAACCCTTTGCCTATCTGGTTGACTCCCAAAGATACAAAGGGTGGTAGTGGTACCCGCGACTACTGCGCTAGTCCACTGCACCAATTGGTGGATGCAATGGTGACTCACGGAGGGGAACTCCGTGTCCCCCCTGGAATCTATCCTCCAACGGCACCATTGGCACTTGGGCGGCTTCGAGTAATGAGTCTAGCAGACAAGGGGGTAGCACCCTCGTTGGCAGCCTATCAGATGGCCGCTGATTTCAAGTTTCTGAAAGATGCCTGTGGACTCACAACCGAGCAAGCGGTTGTGTTGATTGACCGAACTGCCGTTGCGTCCTATCTACAACTCAACGCTACCGGACTTGGAGCCGAGTATGTGCATAAGCAGCTAGGTGATGCTCAAAAGCCTGAGTAATTTCAGCGTCCAACTGATCGGCAAGGGCATCAGCAATACCAGCAGCGATGTAGGTAGAAAGGGTTGCAACTTGAGCCGAGCTAAGACCGTGCCCAGAGGTTGTGTTGAACTGGTAGGCAATGGATTTCCTGATGGTTTCACGCAGGGCAGACTTGTTCATAAAAGTGGCGCCTCCTTGAATGCATAGCCCCAACCTATGGTATCAATTTAGCATCATTAGGAGTCAACCCGATAGGCAAGGAGAACCACAATGCCAAGGAGAAAGACAACAAGGGCAACCACTCGAAGAAAGGTTCTGACTCCCGACATCATCTACATCCCAGTCCCAACCCCTATGATGCCAGCTCAGCCCCAGGGTCAGTCCCAAGGCCCCCAGCAGCCCTTCATGCAGGCCCCCGGGCCAGTCCGTGGGCGCAAGCGTCGCGGCGTGGGTCAGAACGCCCCGCAGAACGCCATGCAACCCTACCAGCAGAACGCGCTACAGCCCTACCAGCAGCCCTACCAGACCATGCCTCAGACGATGATGCCCGGGGGCCAGTCCATGATGCCCTCTGGCCCTCAGGTGGGACCCCAGACGCCCAGCCAATTCCCAGCCCCAGCCCAACCCATCCATGAAGGGACCCATGAGGAGACCAGCCCGTTCTCCGGCCTGGATTTGGGCAAGTTCCTCGGGGACGCCGTAGGTCGGGGGCTCAGGCAGGGGTTCCAGTCCAGCATCACCCAGATAGCCACGGCTATTCAGAGCAAGATTGTGGCGTCCATTGCTGGGATAGCTGGGGGTGTCAACCCGATGGGGGGGCTAAGCGGTATAGGCTCGGTTGGGGAACAGTGGCCAGCCTGGTTGGAGGAGGCCCTGAATAGTGAGTACCTCTCCGTGTTCGTCGTGGGCAGAAGAAACTCCGGGAAGACAACCTTCGCTGCGGGACCCTTGGCCGCTAAGTGGCAGCAAAAGCACGGTGGCTACCCGATATTCTGGGTAGGCCCCAGTGCCAACATTCCTCTCCCGCCTAACATGATTGCCGTCCCGCACCACCTCTTGGGGCCTCTCATGCAGCAGGTTCCCGCTGGGTGCGCCGTGATTCTGGACGACGCCTCACTCTACATCAACTCCAAACGCTCAATGTCCCAACTTGGCCTGACCTTTGAGGAGCTACAAAACACCGTGGCCCACCGTGGCATCCTATTGGTCTGCACAGTGCAGGACAGCTCAGATATCAACAAAGCCGGCATCAGGTCCGACATCATCTTCCTCAAACCCCCCGACCCAATGTTCGAGGTCACTGAGCGCAGGAAGATGCTCTATACTCTGCGCCAGGCCAAGGCCGCCTTCGACGCCATTCCTAGGGAGGAGCGAGTCAAGTACATCTACGGCTTCATGGACTCCGAGCATCAGGGGATGATTAAGTACGAGAGGCCCGCTTGGATGACCCACGAGATAGCAAAGTACAGGCGTATTGGAGGCGCTTACAGGGGCCAAGGAGCTCAGGGAGCGTATGTGCTCCCGGGTATGGGGGCCAACCAGCCCGCCCTGCCCAGCCCCGTACCCACCCTTGGGACTATTGGGCCAATGACCTCTAGGCAAGCAGAGACCCAAAGGCCAGCTCGCGGGCATCGAGACATGAGCAGGTACATCCCCAGAGGCGGCACCCTTGGGGCGCTGTCGAATGACTTGAACAGGGCTTATGCATCCGTCAGAGCCGAGGAAGAGGCGGTCATGTCGGGCTCGCAGTTTGGCGGTGAGCAACCCGCTCAAGCAGAGGCCCAGTCTGTCGTGGTGCCAAACATCCCCGGACTACAGGCTCCCAGGCATAGAGCTCAGTCAGATGGCCCCGGTGACCTGCCTTTATCCTTTGGAGGCTAGGGAGGCCCGTATGCGCGCCTGCAAGACAATCGCTAGAGGTGTGGGCAAGATTCCCCTCAGACGAGTGCCCATTGGCTCCGTGGTGAGTGTGAATGGGTGGATGGGGGAGCGGGCACCTCGATGGAGATTCAAAACTCTCACGGGCATCTACAGCAACAGGGATACTGTTCTGGCGGGCAGGAGGCTCCCTAGGGGTCATGTGCTACTGGTAGCCCCCTCTTTAGGAGGAGGATTTATGTGGGCGACGTTCTCAGGCGAGGAGTTGGTGGACTTCAGTGGGAGGAGCACGGGCAGCTCAGGGGCGGGCTGGAACTAGCCACCCCTGCCACTATCCTGATTGTCAGTTGGCTCCGAGAGGGCCTGGTCTATCTTCTCGCGGAGCCAACTGGCAAAGGACCTCTTCTGGTCTATCAGCCGCTTCCTGAACCCCCGCCACTTGGCGGCCTCTAGGTCAACTGGGGGTGTGCGCGTCATCTCGGGCAAGGAGAGTCCTGCTGTCGGAGAGGAACGGCTAGGGTGTATTTCTAGTATGAAGTAACCCCAACCTCACTACCGACGCTGGGAATGTTATCATGTTGTAACATGCCTGTCAAGGGGTTTGAGCACGAGTTTTGAGGAACAGAACCGGGCCAGCGCTTAAACCGTGAGGATATGCGGTGCCGCTGGATGCGCCTCAAGTAGCGCCATTACCCTTATCCAAGTATGCTACCTCGACATGCTGTCCTGGCTGTATCCAAACCACTACATCCTGACAAAACCAGTGTGGTGTGGCCTCTGGGCGACCAAAGACCAGATGGCGCGCTCCGCCACATTTAGCACAGATGACCCATACGGTACTGCTCTCTACGGGTTCCTCATCCAAGCCCCAGTCAGTATGCATGGTTATTCCTATCCTACTACTTCCAGACCAGCACCGTTCGTAGACCAGAACCGCCCCCACTTGACAACAATAGAATCCCTGTGCTAATCTCTATCCAGTAGGTCAGTAGGGCTTGTCTCACCCTACGACCTCCGAACGGTGGCGGTCCCTGACAGGCTGGTGGCCCTGGGATGACGACTCCTGGGGCCACATTTGTTTTGACTAGTTCTTGTTCCTGATCCTTCTGTTGACCAGTCTGTGCGCTACATCCGGCCCGTACTCCCACTGAGGCGTTGCCCATCTGGTGGTCAGAATCCACCCATAGTCATAGAACTCCTTGGCCCGCTCCCACCCTTCCGCTCCCGTAATCAGGCCCCCCTCTTCCTCAACCGTCGCAAAGGCCGCCTTCCACCCCCAGGACTCAATCAAGTGTGCAGCGTACCACTCCCACTGCTCAGGTGGGATGGCTTCCTTCATGGCCTTGGCGTAATCCAGCACCCGGTAGCACGCCTCTTGCATGTGCTTGGTGCCCGCCCCTACAGCCCACCTAATGTTAGCGGGGTCAAACGGGCCCGGGGGGGACTCAATAGCCCAGACTTCCTTCTGGTGGCTAGCCCTCCACTCCAGCTCCTCCTGCTTCCAAATCCAGTAGTGTTTGTCGAACTCTTCTTCTGTGTCGTGGCTCCATTTACGGAGCTGCTTGAGAAGGCGGCCCTGCCACACTGAGGGGTCTTCTACTATGGCGTCTGAGACGGCCTTGGCGCCCATCGTGGCGGCTGCAAGGACGCTAATTACATCTGGGCGCTTGAGCTTCACCCTAAGTAGCGGGGTCAGGGCCACGGAGATTCTGTCTAAGTTCTCCAAGATCCGGGCAGAGAGGTACAGTGAGACCACCTGTTTCTTGTCCCGACCCTTTGCCACCCCTATGCCAAGCACAATAGCTTGGGCTTGACTAGTAATGGCATCCCAATAGGACTCAGTGGTCTCTTGGGGAATGCGACCGATAGCCGAGTGGCGTTGCTCCCCACGCCGTAACCACCGATACACTGTGTTGGCCGAGACCCCGCGCAGTTGGGCAATGCGCCCCACAGCCTGATTCACGCTGGCAGAGTCAACAGAGTTCTTGGCTCGGAGTAGCGGCATATCCTCTACCGCAACAGAACCGTTTCTCCTAGGCATGTCGAACCCTCCGAACTGCCGACTTGGGATTGGAACGGCGTTCCTCCTCAGCAACCAGGTATCGATAAAGACTGCCGGGGGACACATCCCAACGCTCCGCGAGGGCCGCCACGAGTTGGTTGGTGCTGAGATGGTCCGAGCCCATTGGGACCGTCTCAGAGACAGCCGTCCCCCGCCTATACCAACGGTAAACGGCGTAGGGAGATGTTCTCCACTGTTTTGCTAGCGCCTCCAAGAGCTCAGGCACGCTGGCGGAGTCCACAGAGTTATTAGAGCCCACTGCTTGAAGCACGGTCATCAAACACCTCCTCCACAGAACTTCCCTCAAAACCCCCCACACCCCCTTAGTACTCTTAGTATATAGGCGTTTTGAAAAATTTTCAAGTAGTTTAATGAACAGATACGAGAATGTCATCCACACCTACTGCCTGCAGAGGATTCCCATATCTAGTCACTAACATTCTTGCCGTTCATACACATACAAAAACTGTTCGGTGGGGGATTTTACTATCATCTCTGAAAAACAGGAGGCCGTTTTACAGAACGGGAGTAGCCGACGCATGAACCTTGATACGCACCGACTCAATGCCAGAAAACCGCCTTTTTTCTGGGGCGTCGAAAATGATAGTAATACCCTCGAACCCCATAACCTAGATGGTGACAGTGGTTGGGTAATGTTAGTGGTAATAGCTATACAACTAGGCCATGATAGTAGCTAATATGACAGGAATCGGCTACTGCCAAATTTCCACCTAGATTTTTTTCAAAACGCCTATATACTAAGACTAAGAGGGGGTCTTAGGGGGTATTGGGGATGCAGGGGGCAGGGTGGCCTCAGGGTTGACCTCAGGGTTGACCTCAGGGGGTACAGGGGGACTGGGCTGTGGGAGTTACTGGGCATCCCCCGGCCCCAGCACGACAATATCCCCAGTCCACCAGTCCAACCCTGCCAGGTCCAGCAGCTCCTGCCTGTACGCCTTGAGGATGTCCAAGACTTGGGGCTCAGGCTCAGTAGCGCACCGAATAGCCAGCAGGGTAGGGCTGGTGCGTTCCAGGGTGATGCCCAACTTGGTCATGGCTCTCAGGGCGTCTCGGTAGGAGCAGTGGGCACCGGGGTTGGTGTGGTCAAGGTCTATCCCAATGGTCACTGGCTGCCCTCGCTCAGTGTTCTATGTCCAGCCTTATCAGGGGGCTCGTCTGCCCACTTCTCACTCCTCGCCCTCTCCACGGCCCCCCTGTATGCCTCTGGCACCTGAGCTATGTCCAGCAGCCCCATCTCCTCAAGGAACCTGCTGGGGCGCATGTTGGGCTTCCACCCGTTGCTCATTGGGCAAGAGAGGTACAACCGTTCGGCAGCGCGACTTATTAACACAAAGCATACCCGTCTTTCATCCGAAATTGAGAGAAGCACGGGCGGCGGCAACCAGGGGCTATACAGGTTCCTACTCAGATAGTGTGGCAGGAGGGAGTCCGTGATACCAATGCCAAATACCACCTTTCGTTCAAGGCCCTTGGCTGAATGGATTGTCCCTAAGACCACCGACTTGTACGACTCAGCCTCGCTCTTGGTTTTTTTGCTCTCCTTGACTGAGTAGGCAATCAGTCTGGGCAGGCTGGGGAACCTCCGGGACAGACTAGCAATAGCGCTCCCCGTGAGCCACCCGGTTGAGTCCGTGGTGTCCTCCATCTGTCTGTGATGGTCATACTGCTTGGTGAAGTAGAGCACGAGTTCCGGCAGAGACCAGCCCAAGGAGTCTGACTTGGGGGCCCCTGCCATCATGCGAATGAAGTCGTGGATGCCTGGGCGCCAGCTCTTCTCAGGTGGGTTCTGGGCCATGCTCACCGTCGCGTCCCAATAGGAGTCGGGGTTGAGCTGTTTGCAGGCTTCCACAAACTTCCGGCCAAGATACCTGGTGCCGCTGGTGGACATGTGGATTGAAGCGTAGTTGCAGACCCGCTCAAAGGCTGAGTTGTCGAACCGTTTGTTGTAGAGGCGCAGATACGCCATCATGTCCTTCGTGGCGGACCGCTCCCAGAAGCCCAGGCCAGCCATGAGCACATGGGGGATGTCCCGGGCTGACAGGGCACGCTCGATCGGGGCGGACTGGGCGTTGGTGCGATAGAGCACGAAGATGTCTTGGGGCAGGTAGCCCGTGGCGCCGATTAGAGCCTCTATCTTGTCTGCAACCGAGTCTGCCTCTTCTTGGTCATCACGGTGGTAGCTCACCTCTACTTGTAGGCCCTCTTGAGCGTCTGGCCGAGGTTGGAGCACCTTTCTGTACCTGTCGTCTTCATAGGGGGCTGCTGCCAAGAGCCTGTTAGCCACATTGACTATGGTTCGGGTGGAGCGATAGTTGCACTCAAGTTTGATGATTTCCCCCTGTGGATGCCTTTTTAAGAAGGCAAGGACATTATGGTTAGGGTCAGCGTTTCTGAACGCATAGACCGCCTGCATTTCGTCAGCTACCACAAAGAGGTGAGTGTGCTTGGCAACGAGGGAGAGTATTTGATACTGGATGGCCGAAGTGTCCTGTAACTCGTCAACACAGACATACCTGTACCATTCCTGTTCTTGGGCCAAAACCGCTGGCTCTGTCCTAAACGTGCCTAGGGCGTATACGAGCATGTCGCTAAAGTCCACTAGGCCCTCTGCGTGCATGTGTGTTTGGTATTTGGTGTAGAGGTCAGTCAGCAGAGGGGCCTCAACTGCTGCCACGCCCCGAGCCATCTCTGGAACAGAGCGGAGGTTGGTCTGGATATGGTCTGCAAACCATTTCAGGGAGTGGGCAGGGGGAATAAGCTCGTCCTTGGCTGCATCTATCCAGCTCAGCGCCCAGCGCCATTGAGTGGGGTTGAGGACATCCCTGAGCTTGGGTTGGGCTATCAGGGCAGTCTTGATGTAGTCCGTGACAAACCGCTTTTGGGCGTCGTACTCAATGGGCTTGGAGTCAACCCCTCTACGGTGCATCAAGTCGTAGCAGTAGGAGTGGATTGTGGAGGCGCGGAGGTCTCGGGCTCTGGGGCCAAGCAGTAAGTGCAAGCGCCGACGCATCTCGGCAGCGGCGGCCCGACTGAAGGTCACGGCGAGGATGGAGTCAGCGGGGAAGCCGAGGTAGTCTATGATGTAAGCTATTCTGTGAACAAGTGTTCTAGTTTTTCCGGCACCCGGGCCCGCAAGTACGAGTATGGGGTGGTCTGTATCCGCGACCACGGCCTGGAGTTGAGATTCATTAAGGTCGCCTAGAATCCCGTCGAGCGCGGTTAGGGGCATTCTATCGTGTCTCGTTACATAGAGGCTGTTGATCGCCTCTGGCCTTCTTTGGCCTCCTTCGTGGCTGCTCAAAGTTGTCTATGACCTCTACTCCATAACAGGTCTGTAGGGCATCCAGCAGTAGGGATACCGGGCGTAGAAATAGTTGGTCCGCAACTGTGGAGCCCAAAGAGCACCCCAGGCATAGAAATGAGACTGATGCAACGCGCCCCCGGCCCCCCACAGCCCCAAATAAGTCTGGGATTGCAAAGAACTGCATCCGGCCAAATGGGCGTAGTTTCCCACACAGGCAGCAACTAGCTGCTAACAGGGTATGTGGATAGGCATACTCGGCCCTGTACCCGCTCTGGTGTCCTATCACCTTACCCCACAGCGAAACTGCCCCAACAATATGCCCCCAGCGCAACCCAGTCATAGAACAGGCTCTGCGGCCATAAATGCCGCAGGAGCACCCCTCAGCGGGGGCCAGACCGTGCCCCTTTGGTTGGCGAAGGTGCGGGTGAAGGCAAGACGCTACTGTGGGCTCAAAGGGGGGCCAAATAGCGGGGCTGTTACTCCCGCTGCTTCTATTACTTGCTAGACGCCAACCCCCGGAATCCGCCAGCACATTCCAGCTACGATAGGCGACAATCGGCTCTCGGCGGTGACCTATGGGCAGGATTGGTCTGGGCCTTTTCTGTTTACCCAAGTTACTGACTCCCTCCAACCCTCTGAGGCTCCACTTGGGGCTCCACCGTAGGTTCCCTTGTCGGCATGGGGCTGGGATCAGGTCTGGGTGGAATAGGGGATCTGGCCGGAGTGACGATTATGGTTCGGCGGGGCTTGCCTATGGCTGTCACCAAACACCCCCCTTGACGGTGGAATTATTAGAGTATATCATATATCATAACGTCGGAGGTTTGCAATGCCGGTCAACGTCCCAGTAACTATGGTCACCTGCGCCTTCTGCGGGCACAGTTGGGCTCCACGGAAGGTAGAGGTGCGCCGATGCCCTCGTTGCCAGAAGCCTGTGGAGCCTGTGGAGCCTGTGGAGCCTATAGGGATTCCAAAGTCAACGTAGGTGGGTAGCCCGTAGAAGGGTTTTAACGACTTAGGCGACTACTCAGAGCCGAGGGCGAGTTCACGAGACGATGTATCGTGGACACCGCGAAACCAGAACGGTGTAGGTGCTGCCGGAGTCGCCAAAGGATGGCAGTGGCCTGGTGGAAGTGTCCGGTCGGCGATGGAGACTAATGTAGGCTCTGAGTCGTAGCGTGCTGGTGGCATGTGCGGACAACTAGGAGTCCAGCACAAGAGCAGTCCACAGGCTCGGACTGGTGAGTTGCCAGACTCTTGTGGACGTATCAGGAGATGCCTTAATAGACGAGGGGTGCCAGCACGCTACAATGCCTAATAACTGGCGTGGACGTGGTGGCAGAGGGCCACAGACAAAAGCGCAACCGCCAGTTTGAGGGGCCCGCTCCGTCAGGGAGGGCAAGGGCCTTCCCGTGGCAGTCGGCGGGGAAGGATAGGGCAGTCGTGGGACGACAGCTACCCGAAAGGGCAAGTTCTCCTGCGGCAAGGCTGCCAAGGCTGGCGCTGGTGGTGGAGACCACCCGAAAGCAGTGCGCAAGCTGGGCCAGCGCCAGCAAGCCCACTAATTGAAGGAGGAGACATGAAGAAGCTACTGTGCCTACTCGTCCTCGTTGCCGGCGTCCTGGCCCTGGTAGCCTGTTCTTCAGAAGCGGACGTAGCTTCAAAGAACGTATCAAAGGCGGCAGACCAATTCGAGGTTACACGTAGGATTGTGTTCTTCAACGGCATCACGGACACATACCTGCTAACTATCGAAGGACTGTGTTCACTAGGCAACTATGACCCGTCAAGTGAACTCTCTGTGACTTGCAAGGTAGGGCCTAGCACCTACAAGAAGCACTTCCTGGGCCTATCAGACAACGTCAGCTACTTCGTGGAGCAACTGGAACCTGTACGCGCGGACGCCTACCGCTACAGGGTGATATTCAGGCCATCCGTTATCATACCTGATATTGACGTTGAGATGCCAAAGTAGACAGCGCCAGCAAGCCCGCCGTGTCTACTGTCAGGTATCGGCGACTTTGCCCGACGGGGCAGAGGGTAGCGTACACACGCCGAGCGGCGGGCAGCAATAGTAGAGAGGAGAAGAGAGCCATGAATAGTTACGATGTCCTTACCATGCGACAAGTAGCCTTCGTCTTCAGCCAGTGCGTGGCGGCTCTGGCAACTATTGAGGGCATGAAGGCACTAAATGCCTACAGGGAGCGGCGCGGAGAATCACAGGCGTATCCAGAGGCTGCATTCTTGGCGGTAATAGACCAGTACGGGTTGGGGCACAACGATGTCCTGACTACCTTGAGGTCGGGGCAGTAGCCAGGCGGCGGGCCAGCAATAGTGAGAGGTGAAGCATGATAGCCGAAGAGATTGTAGAGTTATTCAAGTGCTACTACCAGGAGACCTACATGGACGGCGAGGATTGGGAGATGTTCGAGTTAGATGCCTTGCTTGAAGGTTGGAGGTGAAGCATGACCATCATGTCGCTGGAGCAGGTGCGCGAAGCCAAACAAAGAAAGTTGGAGGGACCTTGGCAAGAAGTTGCGCTAGATAGCACCCTTGACCTCTGCCGCACGGTGGAGGCGCTAGCGGCGGCGCTGAAATATGTGCTTACGGTCACAGAAAGCTATTGGGGCAGTGAGTCTGCATACACCAGCCAAGAGGAGCGAGAGCAGATATGGGCGCTAGTTGCCCAACTGGGGGGCAAAGGAGATACGTGAACCAAGAGGAGACTCTTGCCCTCGTGCGGATGCTGGCGGGAATCCCCCGAAAGCCAAATCGTACTGCCCGTTGTACTCGTTGGCGTGAGTGCGCACTCCCTAGTCGGCACAACGGCCCCTGCTTGTGCCAGAGCGAGGCGAAAACAAGGGGAGTACTTGATGACGAAGGAGAACTGAGACATGACTACAAATGGGCGTGATGCCCTCGCCACGCAGTTGGCGGGGATGCATCGGCTGTGCCTAGGTTGTCATGGTCTAGGATTCCACAACCTTCAAGAGTGCCCTGATTGCCACGGTACGGGCAAGGTGTTTGTCTTCGACGACTCCGTGCGGGTGCTGTGCAAAAACTGCGGAGGCACACGTAGAGCGTGGCGAAAGAGCTTGAAACATGGTGGTGAGGAACTAGATGTGTGTCAGCCTTGTGGTGGCCGTGGCTGGATGGCCTCGCTGGACAGGCGGGTGTGGGAGCCTGCACTTGCCAACGCGGGTTATGTAGTCCATGTCATTTGGCATCCAGCATCGAAGATGCCAACGATTCACGTCACGAGCTGGGAGGAGAACAGAGGGACGACCTTCAAGGATGGTGAGTGTCTGCTAACGGCGCTGGCGCAGAAGGAGCAAGCATGAAAACAGCACGGTATCCCCTAACACGGTATCCCCTAATTGGTGGTGGGTGTGTCGTCGTGGAGTATGACGAGAACGCCCCCTGCCGTGTCTGTGGTGAACGTGTTCTTGAAGCCTCGATGGGCGGCACCGATGTTTGTCCTTCTTGCGATTGTGGACGCTGCCGCTACTGCGGTGTTCAGGCGGCCCTTGTCAGGGAGGAGATAGACGGTGGGCGGTCTCTACGCGCTTGGCGAGAACATATGGCGTGGCACAAGGCGCAGGAGGAGCCATCGTGACCACGCCGTTAGCGTTAGGAACCAAGGGCTCCGTTGCGTAACTATGGACTAGTACCCCGAAGTCGTGTAGGATACCTCCAGCCTAGAGCGCTGAGAGGTACTACATGATGGTCAAGCGGGGCGTCGTCTCCCTTATGCCTGCTACTGTGGTGGAGCCGAAGTGACCACGCCGCTGCACCTGTACTTCCGTTCTATTGCGGAGCCCTTGACCCCTAGTGTATGCTCTACAATGCCTGTTTGAGACCCGGCCTAAAACCTACGAGCCGCCTCGGAGGATCTTGATGAGACGAAATAGTGCTGGGCGAGAGAACGCCCACGACGGCCACGGCTCCATCGCACTTCCTACCCCTACTTCTACTGCTGCGGCCCCCTCATCTCCCCTGACCCTCTCGGCCCCCCCAGCCTCCTCTATTGACCCCGGGTTTGACCAGCGGACCTTTGACCAACAGACCCCCTTCTCCGACCTCCCACGAACGGCTCACGGCTCTCGCATCTCCCTAGCGGACCTCGCCGGTGTCACTAAGACCTTGGACTCTGACTCCCTCTCGCCGCATGTCCGCTCAACCGACGAGAAGGGCCACAAGGAGAGGTTTGACGTGGTGGTGCCACCGGAGATGGCCCATTACGTCCACCAGATATGCGAGACCTATCGGGCGCATTTCAAGACCCCCTCTGATTTTGTGCGTACTTGTGTCGCCTACGTGGTGCAGGGCATGAGCATGGATGTGCTGGATGTAGACAACTCGGCAATAGCAGCAAGTGATATTTTTTTCGAGTTTGGCGAGAGAACGCGGCTCAAGGGCAAGGCAGCCAGCGCCATAGTGGGGTACGCCCATACCCTGGATATGAGCATGAAGGTCGGGGATTGGTCGGGGATATATGAGCAACTCACCCAACTCAAGGCGGTTTTGGACGGGATTGGGAGCCTAGAATGGCGCAGGTTCTTTTGGGCGCAGGTGGAGAATACTCCCATGTACGGCTCGGCCTTGCATGGTCTGGCCTCTAGGGGTTGGAACCTGACACTCTTGGTGGAGGATAACGGGGAGGGGATGGGGCAGTTGATGAGCTGGAGAGAGCACCCGACCGTGGAGAGGCGCGAGGAGTTGCAGGCGGTAGAAGTGAACGGGGGCGGGAGTGAGAGTAAGGGGTCTTTCTACCCGTAGATGCCCCCCCCCCCCCGAAGTACCTCAAGGTAAGCGGGATAAAGAGGAGGTAGCATGAGTATTCGTGAGATAACCAAGATGTTCCTACTCTGTGACATGCCGAAGTGCGACAATGTAGCTATTAGCCCCTGCATCATCTGCGGTGCCGACTTGTGTGATACACACTCGGTAGAGATGCGACTACCGGGGTCAAGCCTTGGAAGTTTGCGTTTCCTCGTTTGCTGTAATCATAATGCAGAACATCTCGGCAGCATACGCTCCTATTTGACCGCCGAAAGGCATAAGTTTATCTGGGACTCTTTCTATACCAAGAGAGCATTGTCTGACCGGGGGCCTATGCAGGTCTGACAGACGCAGCCGGGAAGGTGATGCGAAGCGCACGGCAATAGCTTTTGCCGAGTCTGTGAGCTAACACTGGGATAGGATTGGGGCCCGTTTCGACAAGAGACTGCTGGGGCCCCAAAACTGGAACCTAGCCTGTCAGGAACATAGAAAAGGGGCCACCGTGACCAGACGGCCACCTGTAGACGATGCGCCTTTCCCCCCAACGGATTTGGGGTTCAAGCACCCTAGCTGGCGTCGGGACCAGTGGCGCATGACTTCTTCTATTCTTTCCTCCCCCAAGAGATACACCATTCGTGAGGCACCTCCTGGCTCCGGCAAGTCGGTTGTCGCCATGTCCATTGCTCAACTTCTCATGGATGACCAACGAGTGGCTATCCTTGTGCCCCTCAAAAGTCTCCAAGATCAATACGCACAAGAGTTCGAGGGGCAGGCGTTCGTGATGAAAGGAATGAGCGAACATAGTTGCGCCCTCAAACCATTCCTAACCGTAGAAGAGGGTCCCTGCCATCTCGGGTTCAAGTGTGAGCTAAGAGACGGGGGCTGTTCCTACTACGACGCCAAGAGGGAAGCCCAGACCACCAGAATCCTCATTACCAACGTCGCCTACTTCTGGTACGCCAACAAGTTTGGGGGCGGCCTGGGTAAATGGCACACCATCATTGTGGATGAGGCCCATTTGCTTGAGGGCTGGCTAATGCAATTAGTATCCGTCAGAGTCACGCTCCCACAACTAGAACAGGTGTTGGGATTGGATGCGGATATTGGGCTACCAGCCAGCGAGAAGGTAGAGGACTGGGCAGCCTGGGCCAAGGAGACCCTCAAGTTGGCCCGACAGGAGTTGGCAGGATGGGCCGGACGGGTCAAGGAGGCCACGCAGGGGGGCACCAACGACGACATACCAAGGGAGACGGCCAAGGGTCTCAAGAAGGCCGAAACCCTGGTGGATGCCCTGCTGCGAATCTCCGTTATGAAGCCCGAGAGCTGGGTGGTGGAGCCCATCATTGCCGCGGATGCTCGGCACCGCAGGAGACACGGGGCGGAGATTTCCCCGGGCTCCCTAGTGGGTGCTGACCTCAAGCCAATCTGGGTGGGAGAGTTTGCCCAAGACATCTACACATTGGCGGAGAGCAAAGTTGTGTTTATGAGTGGCACCATGCCCGATGGGAAGATGTACGCCCACCTGCTGGGGGTTCCAGATGGGCAGTGGGACTATGCCTCATACCCCTGTCGCTGGCCAGTGGAGAATAGGCCAGTGATATACGTGCCAACGGCCAAGATGCGCTATCAGGTCACGTCAGAGGAGCTGGATACTCTGGCGGCCAGGATTGACCAGGTGATAGGACGAAGGCTCGATAGAAAGGGGGTGGTGCACTCTGTTTCATATTGGCTCCAAGAGGCGATTCTGGCCCGGACGCAGCACAGGTCGCTGTTCTACGTCCATGAGCGGGGGAATGGGGATGGGCCGCTGGAGGAGTTCAAGGCGGCTGACCCTCCGGCGGTCCTAATATCCCCAAGGGCGGGAATTGGGCTTGATTTGATGGGAAATCTGGCCAGGTATCAGATTCTCCCCAAGGTGCCGTTCCCGACCACACAGACCAATCAGCTCAAGGCCAGAGAGGCCCAAGACCCAGATTACGCCGCGTATGTGGCTGCCACTACGCTAATTCAACAGAGCTTCCGAGCAATCAGGTCAGAGACGGATTGGAGTGAAACGATTGTCTTGGATGATACATGGAGGTGGTTTAGACGACAATACAATAGGTTCTTTCCTTGGTGGTTCCAGCAAGCATGGAGGGAGTATGCAACCCTACCGGATCCATTGGAACCACGGTAGCTAACATGGTAGCTAAAGTAGAAGTCGAAACGGGTCACGAAAGGAGAACAGCCCAACATGGCCTTTACATTCTCGGTAGAAAAGCAAGAAGAAGGGCTACTGGACAAGTCCGTAGTCGAGATAACGGGCTACAGCTTTGAGCCGTTCACTTACCCTGGCAGGGGAGTGACGGTCATGGCGGCCCACCTCAAAATGAAGCCCTTGGATCCCCCAGCGGAGGAGGCCGAACAGATATACCCGCTCAGCGGTGCCCCCGACGAGTGGGTGGTGAGCGAGGACAGACAGACCGTGGAGGACGCCCCGAGGGATGGTCTGGTCAAGACGAGCAACCTGGCCCAGTTCCTGCGGGAGTGCGTGAACTGCGGCATTCCCAAGAAGGAGACCGACGCCCCAGACCTCAAGTGGCTGGTAGGGTACAAGCTCTACGTGGAGCGCAAGCCCACCACCACCGGGTTCAGGTCTGCGTCTGAAGATGGGGCGACTGTTCGGCAGCCGACCATACTGCTCCCAACCAGGCTCGTGGGAAAGCCCGGACAGGCGTACAAGAAGGGCGGGAAGCCCGCGACGGCCCCAGCGACGGGTACAGAGGCTGCTGAGGGGGTCGCTGAGCCTCAGGCCATCAGTGAGGACATCACCAACTTGGTGTACGCCGTCATCAAGATCAACGGCGGCACCATCGCCCGAACCAAGCTGCCCGGCCAGATAATGGGCAGGAAGCTGGAGGAGTTGCAGAAGGCGAACCCGGAGGTCAAGGTGGCCGACAACGCCACCAAGCAAACGGCCATGAGAAGCCTCAGGGCGATGGTGGAGGCCGGGCTGCTGGTGGAGACTGAGGGGAATCTGAGCACACCATAAACCCAGCTCCAGTTCGGTGAAAGGCTTGATGTGAAGATAGAACCCTTTGGGGCAGTAGGAACAGCAGGGGAACAGGGGCAACCTGGGCAGACTGGGGGAATCATAGCTAACCCCAGGCCAGACCCGCACATTTCGGATTTTATTGTGTGTCTCAGGCGCACATTCATAATCCGAGTCATGGGTCAGTACAACATCTCCCGAGAGACCCTGACCCTGTTCGGTGTGGGAGAGGCTTGGGAGAACCTGCTGGCCCCCACTGCCCCAGAGGGGACTACAAGGCACCCAGGGCTCGTGTTGGACGGCATTCTGGGCACTCCCGACTGGGTGGAGGGTGGGAGAATCTGGGAGGCCAAGGCAACCTGGACATCGAGCAACAAAGGCCCAGAAGCCCATTGGGAGTGGTTCGTGCAAATTGGAGCCTACCTCTACATGGTGAGGCTGAGGCCTGAGTACATTCAAGGAGAGGCGGGGCTAGCGGTGCTCTGGGTCAACGGCAACTATGCGCCGCCAGCTCCAAGGGGGCCAGACAGGTACAGGGTGAGTTTTACCCCTAGGGAGTTGGAGGAGCATTGGCGGACCATTGTGTCGGGCAGGGATGTGGTGGAGAGGGCGATGGCGGCTGAGGGGCCGATTCCGCCACAGACAGTGGATAAAACGAGGTTCTGTCCGAGGTGCCCGGTGAAGGGGGTGTGCGATAGGCTAGGGGTGGGGCTGAGTGTGGAGGAGGGGTGGGCGGTACTGGTGGAGGAATCTGACAAGATACTGACAGGAGAGTAAAGACCAAGGAGGTTAGTCATGTCTAGCATTTCGCAAGCCTTAGAGTCCTACAAGAAGCAAGTGGTCAAGGAGGCCCAGGAATCCCTGAACACCCTCAGGGCCAGCACGGTGAGTCAGGCAGACTCAACCGTGAACGAGGCCCTGGGCAAGCTGGAACTCTTGGTGAAGTCTTGGGAAGAGGCGTCCCGGGTTCTCCAAGGGTTCTCGATTTCGAGTGCGGCGGACATCATGCTGGCTGGGGGAATTGTGTGGGCACACAGGTTGACCAAGGAGCAGATGCCCTCGTACCAAGCAGCCTCTACCCTGTTGGGCGTTTTGCACGAGTTGGACAGGAACGTGCGTAGTCCAGATTTCCGCTTTGACCGAGAGGCCAAACGCGCCTATGACTTGCTCATACTCCTGATTCCCATGCAGGAGGCCCAGAGCGATGCCCGTACCTAAGGCCGTTGACAAAATACAACCCACCACAGACCGCACCACTCGATTCAAGCCAGCCACAGTCTCCACCAAGAGGCGCATAATCGCCGCCGTAGAGGGGGGTGAGAAGTCCGGCAAGAGCACCTTGGCACTGACCGCCCCTCAGCCCCTCTACGTGATGAACTTTGACAAGGGCCTAGAAGGGGTGGTGGACAAGTTCTTGGGGCTGACAGAGTTCGGCCCAGGGGACATCTACGTGGCCCACTACGATGTGCCGGAGGTGCCGATACAGGCCGACAAGGACAAGTACCTGGAGACCTGGGAGCAGTTCGTGGGCGACTACAAGTATGCCCTGAAGAACGCAGCCTCTATTGCTATTGACTCAGGGTCGGAGATGTGGGAGCTGCACAGGCTGGCCCGGTTTGGTAAGCTCACCCAGGTGCTCCCCAGGGACTATGGGCCAGTCAACGCCGAGCAGTCGCAGATATACAAGGACGCCTACGAGACCGATGTGAACCTGCTGGTCACATTCCAGCTCCATGGGGAGTATGTGAACGACAAGGCGACCGGCAAGCAGGTGAGGCGGGGGTTCAACCAGAGTCCATATCTGGTGCAGATGAATGTGCGAACGGAGCATCATTCTAGGCGTGGGTTTGTAGCGAATGTGGTTGACTGCAGGTTGGCTGCGTGGCTGTACGGGGCGGAGTTCGCAGTGGATGCGGAGCCCCCGTATGACACCACGGTTGAGCAGGGGTTGACCATACCGAGGGTTTTGGACCTGATATACCCCTGAGTCGGGCCAAGACACTGAGCGGGGAACTGGACAAACAACAGGGAGACAATAATGCCTGAACATCCACAAGGCCCCCAAGGCTCCCAAGGCAAGGAGAGCAAACCTCTTTCACCCTACGACATAGACCAGCTCAAGGGCCTAATGGGGAAGTTGGTCACGGTCTGGTTCTCAGCTCAGGTGGCCCTCAAGGGAACCATTGAGTCCGTAGAGAGGTACACGTTCACCTTGGCTGCCACCGAGAAGATAGCGCCAAATGGCAACTACTTAATCAAGGGGCCTGTTGAGGAGAGGCTATGCGTGGTCAACAAGTCGAACTACTGGTTCATCGCAGTCTGGTAGGGGAGTATGTCGAGTGGCGAAGAGGCCCCCCCAGTCATCCTCGCAGACCGCCGGGAGCAGGCATCCTCTCCTGCCATCCTATCTATACTGGGTAGGGCCGTAGAGATAACGGAGTTGGAGTTTGGAGACTACGCCTTCTTCGGGGTGGACCACCACTCCAAACCGATCCAGATTGGGATTGAGTACAAGAAGGTCAGGTCCCTCACGGGGGACATAGAATCGGGGAGGGCTAACTGGCAACTTGCGGGGATGCTGCACGCCTATGATAGGTCTTGGGTGATAATCAATCGTCAGGGGGTTAGGGTGGGTACTGAGGGCCTGCTGGAGTACATGGCAGGAAGGAGCAGGGATGGGAAAGTGGTCTGGAAGTCATCCGGGTTCATGTACCATAGCCTTTGTGCCTGGGATACCGCCCGGCAGGAGATGGGGGTGCTGGTAAAGTGGGTAGAGAGCGACAGAGAGGTGGCGCGGACTATTCTTAGCCTGTACGATTCCTACCAGACGCCCATGCCTGCGCCCTTGGTCAAGCCTCCGGACCCGTTCATGTTCGGGGAGGCCACGATGCTGGAGAGGGTGGCGCTGGCCCTCAGTGGGACCAGAGAGCACCCGCTATTGGGGCCGAAGAGGGCGATTGCGGCGGCCAAGCACTTTGGGAGTATTGCGGAGATGGTGAATGCCTCTGTGTCTGAGTGGCGGGGGATAGAGGGATTCGGGTCAGTGGTCAGCAAGGGGGTTGTGGCTGAGATACACAAGCGGTGGGACAAGAGAGCGTTATAGGAGGAATAGTATGGAAGACAACTCGGATCCCTTCTACTACATAGGGCTTGCGGTGCTTTTCGTACCTGCCTACATGTTTTGTATGTGGATAGTGATGATAAGTTGGGGAGCTATCCTACCTCATACCCCATTGGCTGGATACCTTCCCGCTCTCGGCTTCAAGGACGTTAGCGGTTTGTGGCTGTTCTTCTAGAGAGTCAGCTAAAAGGGAATCACAGGTAGGAGAGCGACAATGACTAAGGAAGGAGAAGTAAATGAAGGACGAGCCGATGGTTGGTGAAACCATAGAACAGGTCACACGGCGCATGGCAAAGCGGGCATCTGAGAGCCGCAGGGTAGTAACGACCACATTCAACGACGTGTCGATTACAGCCAACCCCGATAGTGACCCCCTGCTCATGGTCAACGAATACTTCGCGGAGGTGAACCGCCGCCATCAGAGGTGGGAAGCCTCACCTGAGGGCCAGCGAGTGCTTGCCGAGCGCGCAGAAGCGCAACGCCGTGCCGAAGCTGCCGCCGCTGAGGGCATCAAGCCGTTCACTGTCACCAACGTTACCAAGTGGAATACCTGGGTTAAGTTCAACAAGGATCCATATGGTGCTGCTTGTGTGAGGTATGCAGCACGCTGGGCCAACCTTATGGAAGCCCGCATGGCCACAGGCACCAAGTTGGTGGATATTGCTAAAGAGGTGTCTCACGAAGCCGACCTTGAGGGCATTACTGGATTCATGTACGGCGCTGCTGTCAGCATGTTGGCTACGTGCTGGGTACATGGCGAGGAACTCCGTATTTGGCACAACCTGAAGACGCAGATTGGCAATGAGGGCGAAAAGGCCAATAAGGAGCAGGGGGCCGTGCTTGATCCTGCTCTCTTGGTGATAGGACAGTAGAGATTACGGACAAGAAAGCGCTATAGAGCATCGTAGGAGGAGGGTTCAATGGGTATGATAAACGTCCGATGGACACCGACTACCCATAGAGTCAGTCCAATGTGCTGGTACTGCGGCACCGATGCGCTGAGTCAAAGGGTAAGGGGGTTCCCCAAGACCCTGACCTGTGATAAGTGCGGGGCGACCACTGTTCCGCAGTTGCAGGTGGACATGGGGGCGGGCTACAACAGAATCCGGGCAAGGTTGCGTCGGGGAATGGGCAGCGCTTTCTTTACCTATGTGCTCACAACGGGCAGCGGCTACTAAATGAGAGCACCGTACTACGAGGACTTGACAACCACCCTGTATCTGGGGGACTGTAGGGTTGTCATGGCTGAGATGGCAGAGAGCTCGGTGGATGCAATCGTGACTGATCCCCCGTATGGATTGGAGTTCATGGGCAAAGAGTGGGACAAACTAGCGGGCGATTGGCGTTTGCCTAAAGATGGTAAGGAGGGCATACCAGGGATTAGTGGGAAGACCTGGTTCGGTGCTGGTGGTGCAAAGCCGCGCTATCATGCTGGCTTGTCTGCCCAAGAGTGGCACAAGACCTGGGCCGTTGAAGCCCTGCGAGTCCTCAAGCCCGGGGGTCATGCCTTGGTGTTCGGAGGGACTCGAACCCATCACAGGCTCATGTGCGCTCTTGAGGACGCTGGGTTTGAGGTGAGGGACTGTCTTATGTATCTTTTCGGAACTGGGTTCCCGAAAGGTCTGAATGTGGTAAACTATCTCCGAGAGGAGGTAGAAAAATGTCTGTTGAGCGCCAATGTCCCGCATGTGGTACAACGTTCCGAGTTTTTTTGTCTCAAATCCGAAGAGGTGAAGGAACCTATTGCAGCCGCCCTTGCTCTAATCCGGCCAGGGGACGCCGAGGCGTTGCTAATGGAAATTGGAAGGGCGGACGGTTCAAGCGTAGTGATGGCTATATCGCGGTCAGATGCCCCAATGGTGACTATCGCCTTGAACACGATGTCATCATGGAAGGCATCATCCAACGGCGATTGCAGCCGAACGAGCACGTCCATCATGGGAATCACCAACGAGATGACAACCGACCTGAAAACCTTATCCTGCTTGATTGGGCTGCTCACACAAGAGACTTTCACCCCCCAATCAGGCATCCAAGTAAATGGGTCATGGTATTCTGCTTGTCTTGCGGTAAACGGTTTGAGCGTAGGAAGCTTGAGTTTGAGCACCATCCCAGGTGCTTTTGTTCCCGTGCTTGCTTCCGGGCCGGGATTGGGAACATTGTCCGTCTGGCGTGGATGGAACGTCGCTCTTAAACCCAGCTATGAGCCAATTATCCTAGTTCGCAAGCCCCTGTCGGAGCCAACAGTGGCCCAGAACGTCCTTCGATGGAGTGTGGGCGGGTTGAACATTGGGGCATGTCGCATCCCTGGGTCAAAACCTCTTCTCCATCCGATAGAGTCGGATAGGCGGGCGAACCCGATTCTGCACACCAAGTCCCGCACTAGCAGTGGTGAGTTGAGTACAGAGGGCCGCTGGCCCGCCAACCTGCTGCTAGATGAAGGGGCTGCCCAATTACTGGACGAGCAAGCAGGGGAGCGCAAAGGCGGCTCATTCCGCATCACAGACGGTTCAGGTACTCTAAATGCTTGGCGGCGTATGGAGGGGCGCACAGATCATCCAGATGGCAGTAGGCGCGAGCTGATTCGCAACTACGGGGATAGCGGGCCTGTTAGCAGGTTCTTCTATACCTCTAAGGCTTCGCGCTCTGAACGGGAATACGGGCTAGGGGGGACAGGCATCAAGGCGGATCACCCCACCTGTAAACCCCTTGACTTGATGCGGTGGCTGTGCAGGCTTATCACTCCCCCCAATGGCGTAGTCCTTGACCCCTTCATAGGCTCAGGTACGACTCGCCTCGCCTGTATCTTGGAGGGGTTCGAGTGCATCGGGATAGACCAAGACCAGCACTATCTGGACATTGCGGCGAACAGAATGGTTGACCCAAGGGACGCCCAGAAGAACGCCCAGTGAACTCCACCCAACTCTCCCAGATAGCTGACGGCGTGCGCTCCTGCGCCTCCTGCTCCCTGGCTGGCAAGCACGGTATCCCTGTTCCCCCTTGGTGGGCCGACGATGAGCTAGAGGTCATGCTGATTGGGGAGCAGCCCGGCAAGGAAGAGGCGGACCCTGAATCGGGGGGCATACCATTCATTGGAAACGCCGGGAGATACCTGAATGAGTTGTTGGAGATAGCGGGGCTGGGCAGAACAGGGGTGCTGCTCACTAATACTATAAATTGCCTGTCAAGCGCCACGGGGAGTGGCACCCCCCCAGAAGAAGCGGTCTCCATCTGCACCACTCTTTGGCTAGTTGATGAGATTCGCGCCATGCGCCCCAAGCTCATCATCCCCGTAGGTGCCGCTGCGATTCGCTGGGTGCTAAATGATCCCACTCTCACAGTCAGCCAGACTCATGGACTGCCCAAGGAGGTCATGGTGGCGGGGCATAGGACGGTCGTGTTCCCATGCTATCACCCGGCGGCGGGACTCAGGCAGGCCCGGTTCAGGAAGCTGGTGATGGATGACTTCAAGGCACTAGGGGCGTTTCTGGCGGATGGCCTGAGGTTCAGCAGGGACAACTCCAGACCAGACCTCGTGACCATCAGAGTAAGTGTGGACACAGTGGTGGAGGCCATCAGCCAGTCCCCTAGTGTGGCGGTGGACACAGAATCAGACGAGCGGGGCCTGTTCTGCATGTCATTTAGCACGGATGGTCGGACTGGGTACGTGGTGCATCGGGATGACCTGGGGGCAGACGGGGCCAAGAGGCTAACTGAGGCCCTGAACAGGCCCGGGCTGGTGGTGGTGATGCACAACGCACTTTACGATGTAAGAGTCCTTGAGTCGGTCAGTATCAAGGTTGACAAGACCGTGTTTGACTCCATGATTGCGGCCTACCTTTTGGGGAAGGAGAGTCAGGCCCTGAAAGAGTTGGCCTACCGTGACCTTGGCTTGAAGATGGCCCGCTACGATGACCTAGTGGGCCAGTATGGGGCCGAGAAGGTCAAACGCTACCTCTTGGAGGCCGCCAAGCACAAGTACGGCCCCATGCCCCCAGAGGACAGGTGGGAGTGGAACAAAGGCAAGACCGACATCCTGCTAAAGACGCACAAGCACCAGCCCCTAGAGAGGAAGCTGGGATCTATGGCCAAGAAGGTGGGGCAGGGGGCGGACGGATTCAAACTGGTAGGGAACCTTGAGGCGGTGGAGAGGGAGGCCATAGAGCGGGCCACGGGGCTAACGGTGCCTCACCCGACCATCGCTGATGTGCCCACTGAGGCCAAGTGGGTTCGCTACTCAGCGATGGACGCAATCGCAACTCACCAGCTCAGGCCGGTGCTCGAACGCCAAATCAAGCATTGGGATATGGGGTCACTGCTGTGGGATATAGAGTTGCCCCTAGTGCCCATACTGAACCGCATGACAGCTCAGGGGTTGTATTGGGACAGGGTTGAGAACGAGCGGATAGCCAAGGAGATGGCTGAGAAGTTGGAGGACGCCCTGGGCCAGGTGTGGTGGGAGGCAGGGACACCCTTCAACGTATCTTCTCCCCAGCAGGTGGCGTGGCTCCTGTTCGACAGATTAGGGTTGAAGCCCACCAAGCGAACCCCGACTGGTGGCATCTCCACGGACGATGATGTGCTGGAGGAGCTGAAGGGCCGGCACCCGGTTGTGGATGCCATCATGGAGCACAGGGAGATAGAGAAGCTCAAGGGGACGTACATAGACGTGTACCCCAGGATTGTGCATCCAGATGGCAGAATACGAACCACCTACAAGCAGACCCGGACGGCGACTGGGCGCCTCTCATCCGAGGCTCCAAATGTACAGAATGTACCTGTAGAGGGGTACGGGTTGGTGGTGCGTAGGGTGTTTACGGCCCCATCCTGGGACTGGGTGCTGCTATCGGTGGACGCCTCACAGATAGAGATGCGCTGCATGGCCCATCTCAGCCAAGACCCTGTAATGCTGCGTGCGTTCAGGGAGGGGCGGGACCTTCACGCCGAGACCGCAACCTATATGTACGAGAAGTTGGCCCAGCAGATAACCCCCGATGAGAGGAAGGCCGCCAAGAGGGTCAACTTCGGCGTCATTTATGGCATCTCGGCGATGGGCCTTTACAAGCAGGACAGGAACATCGGCGTGGAGGACTGGCAGGGGCACCTGAACACCTGGTTTGAGACGTATCAAGGTGTCAGGGCCTACATGAAGACCAAAGAGGCTGAGATACTAGAGAGGGGGTGGGTCAAAGATATGTTCAATCGGGTGAGGTGGGTGCCTGAGGCCTACTCGCCAATCAGGAAGGAGCGGGCTGAGGGCATCAGGATGGCCGTCAACATGCCGGTCCAAGGGACAGCCGCAGACATCCTCAAGATAGCCATGATACGGATTGACTGGGCACTCCAAAAGGCTAGGTTGCAGGGCAGGATGATTCTACAGGTGCATGACGAGTTGGTGTTTGAGTGCCCGGCCTGGGAGGTGGAGGAGCTGGCGGGACTGGTTGTGCCAATCATGGAGTCGGCGGTGAAGTTGGACGTGCCGACGCCGTGCGATGCCAAGGTGGGGTACAGGTGGGGCGAAATGGAGAAGCTAGATTGGAGATAAAGAGGAGTAGAGGCATGAGTAGCAACAGCAAAGGTTCCAAGAACCCCGAGGGCGAAAGCGACGATGTTTACAGAGCCTACGCAGCCTACGATGAGGCCGTGTCTAACGCACTCAGGGTGGGTATTCCAGACCCCGAAACACAGAAGCGTGCCCTCTGGGACTTCCACAAGGGTCTCTGGGTCAACTGTGAGAGGGTAGTCTCCCAGGACGTTGAGCACCCCTGCCTCAAGGCGGGATTCTGCCCATACGGGGGGCTTGTGGAAGTCTATCCCCTGCCTGGCATGAAGATGCCTGGTGGGTCAGTACATCAGCAAACGAACAGGTCGTGTGGGCTGTTTGGGCACGATTGCCCCGCACACTACATGGCTGAGAACGTCACGGAGAGGACCACGGTGACAAGAAGGCCCCGTAGAACCAGATCAAAGCAGGAAACGAAAGGAGGGTAGCCATGAGCATCAAGAGTGAGCTACAGAGAGCGCGGCGGGAGCGGGATGAGGCGCTGAGGGCGATAGAGAAGACATGGAAGGAGGCCAGAGAGGGGATATGGAAGCAGTTCAGGGATGCCCGGGCCCGGATTCTTGGCAAGTGAGTAGGAGGTGTGTCAGTGGCGGAGACTAAGGTAGAGCCACTAGTTCTCGCTGGTTCAGACGCCCAGAGAATGTCCGTTCTGGCCCAAGACTACTTCAACACCCATGAGGCTCTTGCGGCCCTGAAAGAAGAGGAGGACAGGCTCAAGCAGGCCCTACTGGATGCCGCAGTTGAGTTGGAGCTGCCCAGGGCCTGGTACGCCGGTGGATACGAGGTATCTCTGGCACCGACTCAGGGCCGGGCAACCTTGGATAAGCAGGCACTCCTGACCCTCGGGGTGAGTCCGAGGATCATCGAGCAGGCCACAAAGGTTGGAGTGCCTGGGACTCGGTTGATAGTCGAACGGAAAGGGGGGTAGAAACATGGATCTGACAATTGCTGACAGGGTAGTGTTCGAGAGGCACCCCCAGGATAATCGAATCTTGCCAGCCCTGTTCATAGATGCTACCAATCAAGAGTCCATAGATAGGATGTTCTGGGAGCCCATCGCCCTGCCTATGGTCATCCCACCCATGAGACGGATTCTTGCCTCCACTATAGAGACTGTTGAGGTGCCTGCGGGAGTCATTGGCCTTATCTGCCTCCGCTCCACCTGGGCAAGGCTGGGGTTGATGGCCCCTCCAACAGTGGCGGACCCTGGGTTCAAGGGCACCCTCACGATGGAGGTATTCAACGGCTCCTGCTACGGCATCAGGATAGAGCCGTGCATGAAGGTGTGGTCCATCTCCTACCTGAAGCTGGCAGTGGACGAGCCGCTGTACCGGGGACGGTATCAGGGGCAGGTTGGGTTGCAGCTCCCCAAGGCCCTTGTGTCTCCGCGAGAGGGCAGGCCATGACCAGAGACGAGTACGACTCCATAATCTCTGTGGCCTTCCAGATCCACAAGGACTCCCCCTATGCAGACCTGTGGAAACACTTTTCGGTGGAGGAGCTAATGGGGCAGGCTGCGTACAAGGCCAAGAGGGGGAGCTTGGTAGAGGTGCCAAAGTCCCATCTACTGGTAGAGACTCCCCCCTACAAGGCAAAGGATGATGCCTTGGATGCCATAAACATGCTGGTGTTTGCCCTGGCCAAGATGCGAAGTCAGGGGTGGTTCCCAAGATGGAAGTTGGTACGACGTGAGTGAGCGGCCTTCCGTCGCTGTGACTCAACCCACTCCTACTCCTAATCGCTGGGCTGGGGGCTCTGGACAGTACCACCAGATAGGTAAGACTGAGGTGTGGGCGCTCCCCAGGGCCACGGGCAAGTATGCCCAACGCTTTCCTGGCCTGCTTCTTGAGCGCATCAAAGAGCGCATAGGCTGGGAGGAGCCTGTCCTGTTCGTCTGCTCTGGGCTAGTCAAAGAGGGGATGTCAGTGGACATGAACCCGGCTGTTAGACCTACTGTTCTAGCGGATGCCTGCCACCTGCCCTTTGCTGACAGCCTCTTTGGAATAGTGATATGCGACCCGCCATATGACGAGAGTCGGGCCGCCTACTGGGGGTATCCGTACCCCAGACCCAATATCATGGCAAGAGAGGCCGCTAGAGTCACTCGGCCTGAGGGGTTGCTGATAGTGCTCCACTGGTTGGTGCTTATCACGCCCCCAGAAATGGAGAGGGTGGCTGTAGTAGCAGTGACCAATGGCCCCAACATGCGAATCAGGGCGTTGAATGCCTTTAGGAAGCTGCCTGGGGCTTGGTGACTACTCCCCACGGGTAAATCCGGGGGCTTTATGGCGCAGTGTGGTAAGGAGGGGTTGCTGTATGCGAATCATTGAGCAACGAAGGAGGTTTCTCCTGATGAAGACAACCAAGGTAATCTATATCTGTGACCTGTGTGAACCAACTCTCCCAGACGAGGCCAGTACCGCCTGTGCGATGTGCAAGAAGGATACCTGCGATAGGCACCGCGCCTGGGTAGATACGAGGTTCCAGCATCATTGCGCAAACCCTCCCGGCACGGAGCCTCCACGTACAGGCTTCAACTTGTGTACCAGATGCAGGGACGAGCTTGAAACGTTGTTTGACGCACTTCGGCGAACCGGGGATGGTATGGGGCCGACCAACAAGGAGCTGTTGGCTTCATCTAAGAGGGCCACTTGACAACAACGTGATAAAGGGGGTAGTATTCTAGGTATCAAAAGCTGAAAAACTTGTAGAAATTGGTGGTGTTGACGTGGCGGATGACGGCTCCCTAGTTCTCTTGACGGTCAAAAGGGTATCTCAGGAGCTTGGAAAGCCCCTCATCACCATCTATCGCATGATAAAGGCCAACGACCTCCACGGGGTCAAGGTACGGGGAATCCTGTATGTTGACGCCGTGGAGGTCGAGCGATACATAAACGCCCCATATGACACCCGGGGGCGCGGTCAACCAAGGCGCGGTCAACCGGGTCAAGGGAGGTAATCATGGCCTACGCTATATCAAGAGAGGTGACTACGCCCCGGGGTGACAGCTACCACGGCCCCTCCAGTCAGTTGGTGATGGCGTTCTCTGGGACTCCGGGGCTCTCTGGCACCATTGCAGCCGCTATAAACGCCGGAACCGGGTGGACTCCGGGACTCCGGGGGAAGCTCCTCCACTACGTCATTGAGCAGGACACGGCCCCGATATTCGACGGGTATCGGGTGACGGTGGACATGGAGGGGGCGCCTGAGAGGGAGTCCAGCGGCACGGTCCGGAACGGGGTTGTGACGGAGAACGGAGTGGGGTCCAGAAGCGGGGGCATAGGGGCCTGGCCAGCCATCATTGTAATCGCTATTGCCATCGGAATACTAGCCCTGTTTGGGGCGTTGACGTTCAAGCTGGCGCGCTCTTCATGGAAAGACATCGGGGGAGGAATAGCCGCTGGTCTGGGGCCGCTCCTTCTCATTGGTGGGGGGCTGTTCATCGCATACCAGGCCCTGGCGAAGAAGGGTGTGGTTCCCCGTGTACGGCGCAACCCACGCAACCCACGCAACCCAGAAAAGGGGGGCGGGGGCGGGATGTTGGGTATAGCGGCAGTAGGGGTTGGTGCGCTGTTGATGCTGGGGGGCAAGGGCACTACCCCTCCTCCTCCCCCGCCGCCACCGCCGCCACCAGAAGGGGTCCTATCAAACATCGCAGTGAAGTGGAGCTAACAAAGTCGGGTGGAGCTAACAGAGCTGGCAGGAGGCTGACATGGCCATCAGGATGAGCAACGAGGGAACAGTGAGCAAGCACCGGATGAGCAACCACGTGAGCAGGATGAGCGGGTTTCGAGTGGGGATGGTCGGGCGGGGCCTCGGGGCGCTCAATCCCGGCTCCCTGCCGTTGAACAAGAATCCGGGTGAGTACCTGAGAGTCACGGACGTGCAGTACAACTGGGTGGGCCCGGCCACCTTGTTCTGGGTGCTCATCGGGCTGAAGAAGGGCTCAGGTGACTTCAACGACGGCGCCAACCTGGCCGACGGGAAGTACACCGTGTCCGCATTCACCACGCCAAGCAGGGGTACGGTCGGCGTAGTGCAGCAGACCCTCTCTACCCCGGTGGCGCTGCTCATAGAGTCGGCCTGGGCCGGGCGCACCTTCGACGCCTACATCTGGGTGGTGGATAGTGCGTTGACAACCCTCTACGGCGCGGCGGCGTTCTTGGATGACTCAGGGTTCACGCTGATTGACACTGATGTGGGAGTGCTGAGAGTGGTGTCAGGGGCGGCTCTGAGCGGGTTCGATGCCAAGTGGGCGTAAAGGGCTTGGGAGCGTCAGGAGCGCCAGAAGGGGGCTATAACCCAATGAGGAGGCGTTTGGATGGCATTTCACTGGGAAGATGGCTGGTATTTTGAGGGGTGTCATAGTGAGTGGGAAGTTGGTTCCAGCTAGTAAAGTCAGAGTGGGGGATAGGGTCAAGAACGTCTCCTTTGCCCTGTTGGAGGGGCAGTACCCAGTGGTCACTATGCCCCCATCGAGGATATTCACAGTCACCAACAAGGGAGAGCATGGCCTTAGCACTGGGGAGGGAGTGTGGATTCCCTTCACGGGTCAAGTAGAGGTCATAACCCCCAAGAGACGGTACTACCGAACGGAAATCAACCTGCTAGAGATACTGCCAAGGGGGGTACAAGGGAACCCACGAGACAACGTGCAGAAGAACCCTCAGGCCCAAATGGATGTATCCAATCTCCCCCCTGAGCTGGTCAAGAAGTACCGGGAGTTCCACGAGACCGAGCCCCAAGAGCTGGTAGAGGTGGAGATAGAGGACTACCCCAAGAGGGGCATCGTAATTGGGAGGCTTCGCTCCTTTGTTTACGAATCTTGGAAGCCCTCCAAACGGGCTGGCAGCCTTTGGGAGCATGAGGTGGGCGACTTGGGAAGTGGGAAGGTCGGCACCGAGTATTGGGTATTCACAGACGAGCACGGCAAGGGGCTGTTCATAGCCAAGGTGAAGGGGGGCGACCGATACCCTCAGTTGACTTCTAGGGGCGTGGTTGGGTGAAGGGGGGGTCTGGGCCAGCCTGCAATCATCGTTGGGGAGAGATAGTGGTGTACCAAGTGAAGGGGGCTGAGAGGGCTAAGAAGTGGGCCAGGTGCCTTGGGTCGGTACGGTACTGTGAGAGGTGTGACCGAGTGATTGTGTTTAGAACAGTTGGACTAAAGGAGCGTGGACATGGCTAATCCGAACAGTCTGAATGAAACAACAGCCACAGTCAGGGTAGAGCACCCTGGGCCTGAGACTACCCAGTCCGGCGCTCAGTCCATTACCAAGGGGGTTGTCAGGGGAGTTGGAGAGGGGCCCGTGGAGAGGCCCGTAATTGTGCGGGACGGGGATGGGGTAGTGCAGCATGTAACGCAACCCGTGTCCAACCCCAGTAAGCTCCAATGGGCCGGACAGGAGAAGGGCATCATGTTCTGGGGTGACCTCTCCGGTCTGGAATACGGGAGTGTGGCCTATTTCCCCGATGCCCCCCAGGGTCACGAGGGTAAGCCGTGGAGGGCGAAAGCTTGGATAGCCCCCAGCAAGGCAAAGGTGCGCTGGTTTAAGGCTAGAGCCAAGGCTATGGAGTGGGTGGAGCAGCACGCCTACCAACCAGTAGCTAACCCAGGGGTCAGGGCTGGGTGTTGTGGTGGAAAGAACCCAGGGTGCTGCATGAACCCCCTCTCTCACGCCGAACGCTCAGCCGTCTCCAAGCGGACCTGGCGCTCCCGAAAGCAGGAGAGGGGCAAGGCTACCTGCTTCTTCTGCACGCGCCCCATCTATGCTGGAGGTGTGAAGGTGGGGAAGCTGCACACCTACCACAAGACATGCTTTGCCTATGCCAAGGCAGGGCTAAGACCTGAACAGGTTGGCCTTGACCATACTAACCCTCGTGGAAAGCCGCTGCCGTCTTCCCTTCGGGGCATTACCTCAGTTACCAAGAAGCTGGAGGGCAATCTGTGGATGTTTGGGTCTGGCCGTGAGCGCCATGTGCTAATTGCCGAGTTGGCGGTTAGGGGTTGGCGCTATCTTGGTACAAAAGAGGGGCCTGACCAATGGCTCGTAGACCAATATGGGCTCACAGACGTGCGCCAAATAGAGCTACCATTCAAGGGCAGCGTCGAGCAGATGTGGGTAGGCAGACCTACCAATGAGAAGGGTCGGGATGAGCTACAACGGCTAGTAAGTGAGCGCCTACCCAAGATAGAGCGTGAGACGCTGCCGCGCAAGGTAGCCCAAAGGTATGTTGAGGGGGAAGGCGGGAGTGCCCCTTCCCTGAATCCCCGCTCAGCGCCTGGGAAGTCCACCAGACCCCCCGCCAAGTGGTGGGCCATGATGCTGCCCAGAATCAAGGCTGAGTATCCCAAGTTCGGCAAGAGGCGGATTGCTCAGGTGACCGCCGGTGTGTGGCATGGGTACGACAACGCTACTCAGGACAGATTGATACGAGAGTACGAAGGGACACCAAGAGGGAACCCAGACTCCCTTTCCTGCCCAGGCTGCAACCAGGGGGTGGGCAGCCTGGGCGCTGGCACGTATCGGTGCGACGGGTGTGGCGCTGAGTTCCAAGTGAGTTAGGCTGCCTAGGAGAGTGAGCATGTCCCGCAATCCGCCCTTTGAGGAGCATGTACAGGCTGGCGAACCTTGGGCTGTAGAGGCTTCCCACCGTGGGGAGACCACTATGCCCCCCTCTACCCCAGACCAAGGGGAGTATGACCGTGAGGCTGCTAAGCTGGACAAGGCTGTTGCCGATGCTGAGGCCACCCAGCAACAGGCTATTGCTGCCTTGGACGGGCTGATAACCGAGACGCCCGTCCTATACGCCTCCAAACCCGGCACTACTGGGCGCTATGGGGACCCACGGCTGGACTACTACCTAGTGAAGGGCCCTGAGGGGTACGTGATAATGTCCACTAGGTACGGGGGCAAGCCTAGCACCGAGAGGCTACGAGAGATTCTTACCAGAGAGCGAGGGGTTCATAGTGAGCCGTCTGCTTGGGAGGCCGTGCGGTGGGCCAATATGGACACCATGCACCCTCCCAAGCCTGTAGGCAACAACAAGGTGGGACGGACCATTAGCCGGATTGTGGGGCTGGGTGAGGCGGTCAAGACAAGCAAGTTCAATCGGTCCTTATTCGGCTACCAGTGGGCATCACGGCAGGCCCTAGCTAGGGTCAAGGGGGAACGCCAAAAGCAGGCCGACAAATATGGGCTCAAACTGGGCCAGTGGTATGAGATGGCCTCTTGGTTGGGGGCTGACGGAGCCCACCATGTAGCTTACATTAGGGCTGTAGCAAAGGAGGAGTTGCAGGCTGACCCGCACTGGAGGAGCTGGCTGGAACATGAAGAGAGTCTAGCAAAGCACTCTCTCCCCATTATGTTTGCGGGGGCCCAAGGCGGTGAGGAGTTCCAAAATGTGCAGGGGAAGTTCGTTCTGGTAAAATTGCCCCCACCCAGCCCGGTCCTAGAGGAGGCAAACAGTCTGGAGGTCGGGGTAGGGCCCGTCTCTCAAAGCGATGACACGGTAGGCGTGCTGGGTGGGCCTTCCGACCTGTTCAGCGGCGGTAGATGGGGCCCAGAGGATGAGGTCAAGCCTCTCCACCCCTTGGCGAAACAGGCCATTCAAGAGGTCAAGGAGGCCGCCGAGCGCAAGAAGCAGAAGGAGGCTGCTGAGGCCAAAGCTGCTCAGGAGGCTGAGGAGGTAGCCAAGTCTAGGATTGGCAAGCCCGCTGGTGACCCCTCAACAATCAGTGCCAACCTGCTCGTGGACGTAATCAAGCGCATAACCCTGTACGCTGCTACCGACAGAGCAAGGCCCACTCTTACCTGCATCAACATCCAGAAGCAGGGGGAGCTCCTAGACCTGGCAGCGGCGGACGGGTTCCGGCTGGCCCACGCATCACTGACCCTAGAGACTGCGGGGAGGGGTGATTGGACGGCCAACATCCCCGCTAAGGAGCTGGCAAAGTGGGCGTCTGGCATACCTGCAAAGGCACTCAAGGGTGGCAAGGCCCTGATTGACTTCGTTCCAGTATCCAGCTATGAGACCTTTGTGAACAAGAACAGGGCAGGCAGCATTATCAGCACCGAGGTCAGCGATGTCCCCGGTCTGGTTGTGGCCGTTGGGGATAAGGAGCAATCGTTCAAGGGGATACTAGGCAAGTTCCCCAACTACCCCCAACTAATCCCTTCCGGGCAGGAGTGGGGCTTCGATGTGAGGGCTGGGGCACTGGTGGCGGCCCTTGCGGAAACTGGGGGCCTGATTACTGGTAGGTACAAGGAGTCCAAACAGGTGGGGTTCATGCCTTGGAGCACAGTGGGGATAGCCGGAGATAGGCTGCTGGTATTCACGTACTCTGACCCCAAGGCCGCTCTGGTGCCAGCGTCTCTCAATGGAGATTGGACGGGGCAAGACAAGAGACGGTACATAGCCTTTGACGCAAGCTACCTCAGTGACACCGTTGTCAGGACGTTCAAGGAGACCGAGACCATATCAGTGGGTCTGACTACCGAGAGCAGCCCCGGGACGTTCTCAGGGAGCGTCATGCAGGACATCGTTATCATGCCGCTGTTTGTGGCGGCACCGAGTAAAGAGGTGGTGAGTAGTCTGGTAGCAGGGGCAAAGACGGTGGAGGCTAACCCAGGTAATCCCAGAAGGAGCAATCCCGGAAGGAACCCATCTCTGAGCTGCCCCTCATGCCAGGGGTCAATCGGGAACCCTGACCCCGGGGTGTACCAGTGTGACTGTGGTGCCACTCTGATGGTGAGCTAGGAGGTGCATCTTGCGTAACCCCTCGTTTATGGTCTCCTTCTCGAAACAGGAGCTCCGCGCCTTGGAGAAGCGGCACGGCACCCTGATGCCTCTCGTGCCCGTCAAGTTGCATTTCAACTCAAGGGGAGAGCTAATGATTGCTGAGGGGCCTGGCCTGCTCCCGAATGACTCTTGGATTATCTTGATAAATGAGGCACGGCGGGCTAAGAGGGCGAGAGTGTAGATGCCCGCCAAGTTGGCCAGAGGAGCGGTCCTGATTCACCAGGCCGACATGGACTGGCTTGAGAAGGTTGCGTGCCCCATCATGGGGGTGGAGCGGGTGTATTTGCAAGAGGAGCCAACGTACAGGGGGAAGTACCCAGACATCTGGGCGGTCCCGGCCAAGAAGCTGATTGTGGTGACTCCTGAGTGGGCCAAGCAAAGGGTGCATGAACGCAGAAAGAGGCTGGTTCACGAGTTAACGCACTGTCTGGGGTATCCGCACAGACCCAGCAAGGGGTTCTACTCCCGGCCAGCCAAGGACAGGTTTGGGAGACAGCTATACTGGTTGATTGTGAGGGAGCACAGGAATCAAGGTGGGAGAGGGAGAGCAAAGGTGATGGAACTACTGGGCACTCTTGGGGGCGGGGGGTAGGTATGCCCTTGACTACACAGTTCAAGCTGATGAGGCGCCGGCTCGCCCTCCAGGAGATGCGGGACAAGGTAGCCTGGCGCTCTGTGGGGCATGACGAATGGGAGGCCCTGCACCCTGACAGGGAGACCTACCTTGGCCTCCAGGAATACTCGGCGGCGGTGAAGAGGCTCGGTCACAACGATTGGGAGTGGGCTATCTGGGATGGCTCTAGGAAACTGGGGTCGAGAAGGGCCACTACCAAGATGGCGGCAGAGGCTGAAGTGGTCGAGGCGTTTCTGGGACTGTTGGAGAAGACCAAGGAAGGAAGCGGGAACCCCATACCCAAGAGCACCAGCTACAAGATATTCAGAGTCTCCGATGGCAAGCTAGTGTTCGCTGGTAGCCTAAGGGACGCCCAGAAGGAGATTAAGAAGCTGGGATTGGGTCACAAAATGTGGCTGACCACCTCTGAGACGATGCCCAAGGGGAACCCAGAGGGATCCAATGGCCTCAGTGACACAAGCATCGAGGCGTACCAGGCACGCTACCGGGAGTCCCTATCTCAGGTCTCTACAGAGTTGGAGCGCATGTTCCCCGGCAAGGTCTCATCCCGGCTAAAGACCGTGGAGAGCATCATGGAGAAGCTGACTAGGCGGGGTACTGAGCTATCCTCACTAACCGACATAGCGGGCGTCCGCGTCGTATTCTCCACCTTGGACTCCCTGTACGCTGGACTGAAAAAGATTCGTGGCGAGTTCAATGTGATAGAAGAGGAGGACTACATAACCCAGCCCAAGGGCCTGTACCGCTCCTACCACCTGCTTGTTGAGTCGAACGGCCTGCCCGTTGAGGTCCAGCTCAAGACGAAGCGCATGTTGGAGTGGAGTGAGATGGGTCATGCCCAGTTCCCCGTCTACAAAGAGCAGGAAGAGCTACGCCGGAAGTACGGGAAGAAGCTGAAGAAGCTGGAAACGTACTACGACAGGATGGCGGAGCACTACTATAAGAGCGATACCGGGGAGAAGCTGAAGAGGCCGAAGGTTCCAAGTGCCTGGAGGGGTGCGATGCTGCCACTGTTCACCATGAATCCCACCAATATGCCAGACCTGTCTCGTATGTCCCCTGGGTGGACGCTCAGAGCGAATAGGTGGGACGCTCAGGGGCAGCTAGTCATTGGGCCTACGGGGTGGTTTGGGCCAAGCCCCGTGGCGTCCGTGCAGTATGTGTTGACTTTCAAGGGCAAAGGTAGCATCACAGCAGGAGACCTTGCGTACCTGAAAGAGTTGGGGTTGAAGAAGGGCAAGGGTCAGGAGTGGCTAGGCCCTGTTAGAGAGAAGGCTGATATGAGCAAGAATCCCAGTAGATATGCCAACAAAAGGGAACAGGCTGAGCTTGTGAACCTCTATCACCTTGCCAGAGCTGCCCTTGCGGGTAAAGATGATAGCAGGCACGCTCGAATGGTCTGGGCGGCCAAGGAGTTCGCCAAGGCCCACTCTGGCTGGAGTAGCACAGTGGCATACCTGAACCTTGAGATGGCCTTGGAGTCCCCTATAATCTCGTTTATACCCCCCAATGCCCCATCCCCTCACAAGCAGCGTGGCGGGTATGGGCACTCTGGGGGAACATATGGTAGAAGGAAGGAGAATCCAATGTCAATCGTTTCAGAGCTAAAATGCCCGTCCTGTGGTCAACCATTCGAGTCTGGGTCAGTAGGAGTCGGGCGGTGCAGTGGCTGCGGGGCTGGGGTGTCAATCCAGCCCGGCCCTGAGGAGTACACCTCTCAGAAGGAGCTGGCGACGCTGGTGACGCCAGCTCTTGGGGATAAAGGGAGGGTGATTGAGCCGCCCCTGCAGAACCCCCAAAACCCAGAGGGCTACTGGCACACCCATGCTTCTCGGCGCGGGAAAGTGACCCATCATGGCCCTAGGCACTACCACGATGCAAAAGGAGAGGGCCTCGTAGCCACAATTGGGCACCAACTTACTAAGGGCAGCAAGCGGTACATTGGGCCGCACTACCACAAGGGCAAGCGCAACCCCACTTTTGGGGAGATGGACGCCAGCTCCATCACCGACTTCCCCGATGCCCCCGCTCCTGAGTCCGTGCTGGAGTCCACAACCACCCCAGGGGGCCTTGTCCACACCGAGGGGACGGTTGAGACCAAGCCCACTGAGTCTAGGGCTGCTCCTGAGGCGTACCCTGGGGCGCTCCATGAGTACATCAGGGGGGCTAGGGGGGTGCGAGGGGTGAAAGGGGCAAAGGGGGTGGGCGGGAAGAAGAACCCCGACTCTATCCCGTTCCAAGAGCTGGACGCCGCCAACAGGGGTGAGCTCAAGACCGCCCCGCAGCTCTACAACGTCAACGGGAGCATCATCTTCCGCAACCCAGGTGCCACAGGCGTCAAGGAACTAGATAAGGCGAAGGGGTGGTATAGTGACCCCAGTGGCCTCATTGGCGTGCGTAAAAGCGGCTTGTACCACTGGTATCGGTACAACGAGAAGTCTGGGGAGTACCGAAAGACGGGCACTACGGGGTTCAAGGGAGACGCAAGTTACCACAAGACCACAAGGGCGTAAAGTAGGTACTTGTGTGACCCGCTCTTTTGTACTGATGCGCCACCTCTCCCTGTACGGAGAGAATACGATTGGGTATTCTGTGCGCAAAGAGGTGGGGCACAATGGACTCTCACCAAGAGGAGACCGATATGACGCCAACTAGGGACCTCTCACAGATGGACAGGCTGGTGGAGGTAGGGCTGGACGAGGTGGCCGCGAGAGGCATGTCCGCGACTCCCACTGCAATCCAACTCTCCTCGGCCTGGTGGATGGTGAGAAGCTTGGAGCAGACCATCCCCAACTTGGTGGTGCAGACCCTTGAGCAGAACCACCAGAAGAGGACTAGGCCCCGCAACATCATAGTCAAGTTCAGCCCCTGGGCAGGAGCGGTGGCCCTGGGCGGCTTGGTAGTGGAAGTCGTCAACAGGCTATTGAAGTGAGAAAGGGGGCGCAGTGGGGCGCATCAAGGTGCATGAGGTGGCCTACCACGGTAACGGCGTGGGGGGTACTGGGTTTCAACTGGTGGAGTTCGTAGACGAGTCCAGAGGAATGCCCCACGACCGAAAACTCGCCGTGGTGTTCCCCAATAGTGGAGCCGTGGCGGTCTGGTCACTGGATGAGCTGCTTGGTGGGAAATCGGTTGGAGAGTTGCGGGTGCTCCCCGGTGATGACCTCTATGGCCGTGTATTACAAGAGGCTTTCCTAGAGGGCAGTGGTACAATTGAGGTGTTGCGAGGCAAAGCGGGTAAGAACAACCTCCGATTCTCACCCCCGTTGGTGCTAAGATACGGGTGAGATACGGGGAGAGGGGGTAGCAGTGCTGAGACTGAGCCAAGGGTCAGGATTGGGGTCTACTGGGGTCAAGGGGCGGCCAGGTATCGGCAGCAGCATTGGCGAGGTAGTCCAGTTCCCAATCAGCCCCGACTCCGCCAATCAGGTCATGCAAGCCTCTCAGGAGTTCCTGCACCGTGGGGAGCAGAGCGAGTCCGTGAGCCACCTTGCCCGCTCGGTGCTGTCCCAAGCAGGCGCCAACCCCGGCACCCCTCAGGCGGCCCAGGCCATCCAGACCTACATATCGGACACGGTGGGGTACACTGATGACCCAGTTGGCATGGAGAGCATCACGAGTCCTGATGAGTTCGCTTCTATGCTGGCCCAGGGACAGGTGCCAAAATGGAGAGACTGTGATGATACGGCGATCCTGGCTGCCAGTCTTGCCCGTCAAGCGGGTCTCCCCGCCGACATAGCCTACTACGACTTGGACAACGACGGGGAGTTGGATCACGCTATGGCTAGGACTTGGATTCAAGGGCGGGTGTATGGGATGGAGACTACCGTACCAGGCGGGAAGTTGACTCCTGAGACGGTTGCTCCCCTAGCTACCATTGGGGGGCCGTAACAGGAGTGGGAGGGGGCTAATCGTGGCGACTAAGTCAAGAAGGCTGGCCCGCAGAGAGAGCGGAGAGAACCGTAAAGAGCACCGTGACAACACTGGCCTGTGGCTGGCCGTGGGATTAGTTGCTGCCATAGGGTTAGTGGTATGGCTGCGTTCTCGCAACCCCAACAACAGCATTAGCGCTCCTGTTGCTGCCCCTATTGCTGCCCCTGCCACGTACACCAACAAGGAAGTCTGGAAGATTCGGTGGGACCCCGTGACGCTGCTGCCAACCGAGGTGGAGATACACCGTGACGCAAAACGCCAGTAACCCCAGTAACCAAGACAGAACAGACCTAGACAGAACAGACTTGGCCCGCTTGCTGAAGGAGTCGGCGCTTGCCACTCCTCAGGGGTTGCAGGGGTCAGAGGTGCTGAGTGGGGATGAGGCCCGGATGCGGCCTGATGTGATGTCGTTTCTTGTGCAGGCCGCCTCTGCCGCTCAGCTTGCCCGATTGCGTAGGTTGGAAGAGAGCAAGATTCCAACGGGGAGTAAGGGGTACTCGCGCACCATAGGCTTCGCCGTGACTCGGTTCGAGTTGCCCAGACCCTGCATCTCATTCAATGTGATAAACGACGGGCCCAACAATGTAGGTGTGGCTATAAATAATCAGGACGCTCTGATGTACGCCCACTTCGTACTGCCAACTGAGAGCTACGGAGTGGACCTTCGCTACCCGATTATCTACAGGTTGTTCTTCCAAACGGCGGTGGCTGGGGCTACGGCGGCTATTCGATTGAGCGTCATTGAAGGAAAGACCCCCATCGAGCAGGGGGACGCAACGGCCATCCCCGGGCAAGAAGGATGGCGAAGGTAGAATCATGGGAATCACTACGGTTAGGGTGCGGGGACTTTACGAGTTGGGCTCTGGGAGCGTTCTGTGCAGCAATGCAGAGTCCCCACTCGTTGAGGCATCTGGGGGCGTCCCCCACAAACTATCGGGCTACGTAGACCTGTCAAAGTTGGCACCGGGCGGCTCCGTTGTTGTGGCGCTCTACGTGAAAGTAAGGCCAGGGGGCGCTTGGCAACAGTACCATCAGGAGACCTATACGGCACCCCTGCCCAGCCCGGTGGTCTTTATCGAGGGGCGCCCGGATACCTATGGGCTAAAGGTCACGGTTCGGACGGTGGCAGGGCCGGATGTTGATGTAGATTACGAGTTCTTCAGCGAGATGTGAGGGGTAAGCCATGCCTGACTTTCCGGCTAGAGGAGGCGCAAGCGTAGGTGAGATATGGGGACACGCGACTAGGGCGCTGACCGCTCTTACCGGTCAACCCAGGACGGACCTCTTGGGTGAGGACGCGACCTTCGAGGCTGGTACGGGTGCCAGAAAGGCCCGCATAGATAGGATAGAAGCTTTCGACGCCGCCATCGAGGGAACCATCGTCGCAGACGGCCTTGAGCAGAACATCATCCTAGACGAGACGGCAGGCAACCCCAGCAGGTACTTAGAGGGCTATGTTGGCCTGAGTCCAATGCAGGCTGGCGACACGCTAATCATCCGCCAGTACATGAGCCTCGTGACGGGTCCTACAACCTATCTCAAGTATGCGGAGGAGACCTACTTGGATGCTCAAACCCTGTTCGTTCTATTCATTACGACCAAACCTGCCAAGTATGGCCTCAAGCTCACGCTACAGCAAATGGCAGGTGTGAACAGGACATACACCTACCAGCTCTGGCGGAAGAGGGTGGCTTAATATGCTAGTAAGCGATGTCGCGGTCTATGGACGATGCTCACTGGACAAGGAGATAGTGTGGGTGCTCAAGGTGAACATTGCCCGCTTTGGTGTCATGTGCGTGAAGGGGCACTGTGTTATTGAGAGAGGTGTCAAGAACAATGGTCCGTGGGATGATACACTGACTGAGGCAGAGCTACAGGCCGCACTTGACGAGGCTTATCCATGACACTCGCAATAAGCACAGACCTAACGGTGCTGAACGATGCCGATGCCGGTGGGTCAGTGTGGATTCAAATTGGCACTACTTCAATAGTGGATGAAACTGACACTTGGGTGCAGCGGACGGCTGGGTCTGGTGCTGGTTGTATCTCAAAAGCGGTATCGGGTGCAGTCACAAAGGGGGCGTGGTACAACAGGGGGTCGGGACTCAACTTCGCCTCAGGTGGAGCAGCCTACAAGATGCTCATCTTCATGTGGCTGCGCTGCAACACGCCAAAGCTAATCCAAACTCTTGCGCTTGGTGGCCTCTCCATTCGCCTTGGTACTACTACCACTGATTATAACGAGTATTACGTGGGTGGCTCTGACTATGGTATTCCTGATAGTGATGGTTGGGTGATGTACGTGATTGACCCAAGTCAGACACGTTCCACCTACGGTGGCGCTGGACTGACCCTTTCCAGCATTCAGTACTTTGGAGCGACAATCACAACGACTGGCACCGCCAAAGGTCAGAACTTCGCCATAGACCAGATATGCTATGGGCGTGGTGAGATACGGGTATCCGGCACCGTGGCGGTTGCAGGTGCGGGCTTCAAGGAGATAGCGGACTGGGACTGGGGTACCAAGAGCCGACGCTACGGCATGATTATTGAAAAGGCAGGCACCTTCTTCTGTAGGTGTAAGTTTGTGCTGGGCGACGCCGTTGCGGCTGCAGGCTTGACCTTCTCCAGTCAGGCAGAAAACCTTGTCTGGGAAACTCCCATGTACTACAACGGCACCAGCAGGGTCAAGGCGGTTCCCGACGAGGACGCAGCGGGGCTGTGCTACTGGGGACTTGATGTGGTGGGCAATGCCACGACTCCATCGGGTGATACGGTGGTTACGTTTGGCGTGGCTGTGGGTACTGACCGAGGACGCAGCGGGCCGAGTTTCTCCGTGGCGGCGAACCCCGAAATCAACTCAGGGTCTACACGGCAGGGGTGGCGTCTTACCAGGACCGCTGCGGTGGAGGACTTTGACCTCTATGCTACAACCTTCAAGAACTGTGAGCGGGCGGACGAAGCCAACGCCATTGACTTCACTAACTGCGACGTTAGCGACGAGATATTCGGCACCACGTTCGATGCCTGTGGACGTGTCTACCTAGGGGCAGCCAAAGTCCGCAACTGCAACATACTGAACTCGATTGTTGGGACATTGGACGGCGCAGTGAAGTGGGACAACAGCACAAACTGCCAGAGTTCGCTGTTTGTGAACCCTGCCTTTCACTCCATCGTGGTGGAGAGTACCCCCTCGCCTACCCTGACGTTCACCAACCTCACGTTTGGAACGGTCGCTCTGGCTGTACGCTATGAGGGGGCCAGCAACACTGTTGTTGCCATTGTTGGGGGCACAACAGGGCTGACCGCAGAGAACGCTGGCGCGGGCACAATGACCTTCTCTTCTTCAGTGGATATTACCCTGACCATCGTTGACCAAGGCGCAGTGGCAGTGATAGACGCACGGGTAGGCGTCTACGACGCAACGACCAACGATGAGTACATGAATACACTGAGTGTGGCGCCAGACGGGATAGCCTCTGGAAGCTATCCTGGCTCAACCCCAAAGGCCGTTACAATACGGGTGCGCAAGACATCCGTAGGAAGCACCCGATACGTTCCCATTTCGACTCCTTCAACGATTCCTGCAACGGGACTGGTTTCAACCATAGCATTATCGGTAGACCCAAATCTGTAGCATGAGGAGGACGACATGGCATTCCTAAGCGACTTCAGCATTGACTATGCCAACAAAATCATACGGCACCTGACTGGAACGGACATTTACAGTGCCCAGACGATGTACTCAGAGTTGCAGGACCTGTTCGATGCCCTGAACCAGATGGATGACCAGGTACCCATGTCGGCACAGACACCGACTCAGTTCACCATGATAAATGGCTGGTTTATAGACTCGGACTCGCTTCAGTACATCAAGACAGGCTCTCTCACGACCAGTGGATGGGCGACCGGGGTGATTCGAGCAATCTCCTATAACGCCTCTGGCGCGGGCGTGATGTTCGAGGCCGATGACCGTGGTGAGACCATCACGGGTACTACATCGACCGCCACTGGAAAGATTCTGGGCTGGGACCAGCGGTATGGCTCGGAGATAGGTGTCGTCTATATCAGAGTACTTACCGGCACCTTCAACAACGCAACCGAGGCATATACGGTCAGCAACTCCGTAGCTGCGGGCAACTTCACCGCCACATTCCAAACTGGCGGCTCCGCCACCGGCGAGAACTTCTGGTCACAGTTCAGCACCCTGGGCACGATTCACGCCCAGGTAGCGGGAACTCCCGATACCAAACTGTACGCCGTACAGGACAGGTCGGCAGTAGGCATCCCTATCGGGGTGCTTCCAGAACATGCATCAGCCACAGAGACCAACGGGGCCCTCGGCTCACTGGGGCAGATAGACATCCTAGTGGCGACGCAGGAGGCGGGAAAGGCTATAAACGCTGGCCGCGTACAGTTCTTTGCCCATAAGGAGGGCACCGTGTACGACAACTTTGAGGCCAGCAAGATTGGTGGTAACAGCGTTATCGCCTTCGCCACCGCCACAGACATCAACAACACGGATGGCACGAGGCGGTTGACCACCACCTCATCCAGTGGGACGTTCACGGTGGGTGAGGTTATCAAGGTCCCAACGACGCCTTCCAACAAGGGCTTCGTTGGCTACATACGAGCGAAGTCCGGCAGCAACCCGACCATCACGCTGGACATCATGCAGCTAGGCCACCTTGACATAGCTGTGGGTGACGTACTCGAAGGCCAGTCCAGCAGTGCTGTCGCCACGGTAGGCACCATCACCAACATCAATGCTGCTGTTGCGCCGCAGTCCGATGTGACCATCACCTTTGGACGCATCAGCCGTGACCTGCTCAACGGTAATGGCCCAATCCTTTACTCCGTCGAGATTGACTGCAGCGCCGAGTTGATGAAGGACACCTATGAGGTGCTCCAGTACAGGATGCGACGTGGGGTCACAGCGGATATTGACTCCGGTGCAGCCCTAGCAGTACAGGGGCAGTTTTACAAGGGCGTCGAGGTACGGCTCGACTACAACGGTGCGACGGGCAACGCTGTGGTGGGCGAGGTCGTGACGGGTGGAACCTCAGGTGCAAAGGGTGTCGTGGCCAGTGCCACTGCTTCAGGTGCGGCGGGATACCTCATGGTGACACGGCTCGATGGGACCTTCCAGACCTCGGAGCAGATTACTACCCCGACGTTGACGGCGGCCAACTGTACCGTTGTGACGGCAATCTCAAGTCCCAAAGCTGCCGCTTTCGGTACATTTGCAGGAGGCAAGCTGTTCGGAGCCAGGGGCGTCTACGTCAAGCTTATGGCGACGGCGGACAAGCAGAACTACACCCTGATTGGAGACGACGGCTCAACGCAGGCTCCGCCGAACACAGTGCCTGTCACGGTAGGCGGTCTGGTGGCTGGAGACTCCGTAGCTGTATTCCAGGTGGACGCCAGCGGGGCAGTCCTCAAGCTCCCCACGCAGACCCCAGTAGGTGCTGAGCACAAGCACGCTACGTTCAACCTGGCGGCGGGCAACAACCTGAGTGACCTGGACATCGTTATCACTGACGATGGGGACGGACACGCAACCATTCAGTTGGATGTGCCAGACGGCAAAGACATCAACCGAGCGGCCATCCGCGTCATTGACACGGTACTGGCAATCGAGGACAGGTATCGGTTCTCCAGCTTTAGCGGCGTCACATTCGTGCTGACGGTGGTGACGAACTCCGCAGGGACGCTCACAGCAAATACTACAACCACCCTCATGGTGAACTCGGGTGCCAACTGGCTGGGTGCAGAGCCCGTGCTGGTGGGAGACATCGTGTACAACGTCACCCGGGCACTCAGCAGCTATGTGACGGCGGTGACTGCCACGGAGCTTACCATCAGCCCGCCCATCGCTGGTCAGGTGTCGACTGACACCTACCAGATAAACAGGCTGGTCAGGGCATATGGTACAGACGACGACGCCTATGTGCCCTACCTGGACCGCGTGGCGGACGCTGCAAGCGAGTCCAACGACATCGTGCAGACGACTGCAATCTCGGTGATTATCCGGGTGAGGGAATCAGCAGGCGTGCCAATCGTACCGTTCGAGTCTACAGGGAGCATAGGCACAACGGGTCTGTCGGCAACGGCCACCCGCACCCCAGACCCGAACGCCACATGAAGAACTTAGGTGCTTGCGGACAGAACGGGTGTCACGAGGATGCTGTGGTCACACGGCGGGAGGACAACCTCCCGCTGTGCTGGAACCATGTAATGGAGCTTGCGAGGGCGGGCCAGTTGAGCGTCAAAATGTCCCTCCCCCGCAAGACTCGGTATGACCCGAAGGCATTGAGGGCAGCGATTGACCAGTGCGACGCGAATGTTCTGATGTTTGAGGGGGGCATCAAGAACGAGAAAGCCCATAAAGTCGAACTGCTAGACCTGTTGCAGGAAGCCACTAGTGGCTAACACTCAGACCTTTGGGAAGTTCGACTTCAACTTCGATACGCAGATTATGGAGTTGCAGATAGCCTACGTGACCATCACGCTCCAAGAAATCTACGACTCTGCCCATGATGCCTCGGCCAACCTGAACCACATGGACAGCAAGATTGTCGCCAGGGCATCCGGGCAGAATGACCTAGGTGGTGGCCTCAAGACCGGGTTGACCGTGGAGCTGCTGAACGGCTGGCGACTGAAGGCTGCGGACAGAGGAGGGCCATCCTTTGTGCGAGTAAGCATCACAGGGGGCAACTTCATCACCGCAGCAGCCAATGGACCTGACCCACATGACCCGCTGGCTCCTGCTGACTACGTGACCTACAGCCTGAGCATCGCCGTCTCTGCCGTCATATCCGAAATTGAAGACGTGCGCAGCAAGGTGACTACCATCAGGACGAGGGTGCTGACTCCACTGAGGATAGCATGAGAAGGAGCCAATGGCAGTAGCGCCTACTTAGCATTCATCCTCGCCGCTTCGTGGCGACCCTCCTTCCGGTGCCGCTGATAGCCTGGGCCACTATTGGCGGTACTGGTTTTCAGGGGGTGTTAGAAGGGGTTTGAAGGGATATGCCTATCTGGTTAACTCCCAAGACTACCACCCCTTGTAGAGCCAGTTACCCTTTTCTTATACCAAAGTAACGGAGCGCCGTATGAACCCCTTTTGTCCATAGGCCGCCTGTGTACTCACCTCCAAGTGGCCCGACCATTGATTCCTAGCAGCAACGACTAGACGAAGGTACAAGCAGTCCCCTTTGGACAGTTCCTTTGGCTTGCTATAGGTGAGCGTTTGACCACCCCTTTGGTTGCCCTCCGTAACGGGGTCCTCAAGTTGTTCAACAATGGGAGTAGCTGCATCCCACTGCCACAAGGATGGATGCAGCTTCCAATGTCGCGTGACGAATTGCACATGAACATCCCGAACGGTGCCCCCCATTGTTGCTCGAAGCCGTAGATAGATGAAAGCACCATCAGGAGGCCCGGGAATAGGACGAGTCATCTTTTGTTGCCATTGAATGTCGTGGTCTGACGTTGGAGGCCATTCACACCCACCAGCAACATGCGGATGAAAGAGCACCTCATATGTCAGGTTGGGCTGCAACCAATGGTGCCACAACCACACGCCGAGTACCCCAAAGAGTGCCAGTAAGGCAGAGAACGTAGCAGCAATGAGTCCCACGGCAATAGCTGGCCCGAATCCAATATCCCCTGCTGCGTAAGAGGCGAATACTGCTGAGAACGTCCCCATCATCATAACGGTTGCGCCCCACAACAGGATACCGTTACCCAGGATTCTACCATGCCGAGATGCACTCGACGTATCGTTTCTCATCGTTTACATCCTCCTACTACCCCTAGTATCATTGGGAGTTAACCAGATAGGCATATGAAGGGATAATGGTTGACTCTGGGAACCTCACTACCACCGCCACATGCTCCCCCTCATGGTACACCACCCCTTTCCACCCAGTCCGATAGAACGCATGGGCCAGAGTGCAAATGTACCCAGACCCCCGCCCCTGAGCCTTTCTGGATATGCAGGATACATCTGGGTGCTCAATGCGCCTGGCCTCCCCGGGCTTGATGGTCTGCATGGACGCCACGGATCCACTAGGGGGCCTGCCGCCGTGAGCCAAGAAGCAGGCCCGGTCATGGTAGAACCGTTTGTGGCCTCTCCGTTCCAGCTCCCGTGCGTAGGACTTCAGGACCCGCTTGATGACACCGCAGCCAGTGCAGGTGAGCTCCACCGAGGAGTCCGCGAACCTCTTCTGACTGTTGCAGGCCCGGCAGATGTTGGATGCCCGGTGTACCTTTGTGCCGCAGGACTGGCACAGGTGCGAGCTATTCTTCTCGGGCAGGGAGAGGCCAAGGATGCGACCTATCACCCTGGCCCGCTCACGGGAGATGGGAGGGTTGACTAGGCGCCCCAGCTTGGCCCAAGATGAGACCTGGGGACCTGAGTTGGCAAAGAGGTTGGCTATTTGCACCTTGGCTGGAAGGGTAGTCTCTAGGCTCATCGCCGCCCTCGCCGCCCTTGCTCATTAGGAATGATTATGACCCTCCCGCCCCAGATAACAGGAGTGTGGGCCGGACGGCCGTAGACGAATGTCCAGAGGCGTAGTATCAGGCGTCCTACGCAACTCATGGCTGGGCCTCCTTCTTGGGCTTGGACCAAGGCATCCTGTCAACGCACCCCTGAGCGCGGCGGCCACTGTACTCCCCCAGCCGATACCAGAACTTAAACAGCAGGCCCCAGAAGCGGAATCTTATGCTGTTCATCTCACTTTGCCCCCTTTCGTGCGGTCAGCGCCTGCTTGGTGTCCAGTACCTCGCCGCGCCTATAGGATTGCTTGGCGACGGCTGGTGATGGTGCGCTCACCTTGTATCGCGTCGAGACAGTAACCGTGACGATGTAATCATGCCACTTGACTGTGGGGGCCTTGCCGCGCACCATTGCGGCCACTTGGCGGTCAAAGGTCTGGGTGTTGTGGCTGGTTCGCGTCCTGAGATGATTGACCTCGTGCGCCAGCGTGCTGTCGGCAACTGGCATAGAGAACCATATCAAGGCTGGATGAGTTGGGCAGTTGTCTATAGCGGGGATAGCGTGACAGGCCCGTCCGTAGCAGTCGTCGCGTTTGGTGAACATTGACCGCCGGGCGTCTCCCATGTCGGGGCGGTGCGCCAGAACCTCCGCTCGTGAGAAGGCGACGATGGGCGGCTCGATGCCTGCGAGTTTGGCGAGTGTGCGAACCCGCTGGCGAATGCGACCTCTCGTGCGATAGATGGTCATGTTAGACCTCCCCTAGAAGTCGTCTGGGTATCCGATGGTTACGCCGTCGCCGTCCACCACCACGCGGAGCACGGGTGCGCGGTTTCCGAGCTTGACCTTGTAATATTCCCGCCCGCGCCGCACTGCCAAGCTCGCCAGCCAGAGCACGTCATGGGCGCGACCCCGTGTGTCCTGTAGGCTGCCCTTGGGAGCCTCCACCTTCGCCCACAGAGCCGCCGTCATTGCCACGGGCACCGTGAATCCGCCCATCATCTGTTGGGGGCTGGCCCACTCGGTCACGTCCACCAACACGCCGTCCTCGATGCCCTGGGCGCGGGTGTAGGTGGAGATTGGCTCCCCGAATATCTCTACCAGTTCCGCCATCGTTGCCATCGTATCCTCTTTCCGCCCCTCGGCTTGCCACCAGGCTGCTAGCTATCGCGTTTCCCGTCCACGTAGCAGGCGACTGGCTGATTGCCAGCGTAGAAGGTGTCCATATCGTAATCGCTTGCCGTGCTCCACTCGCCACCCTCGTACACCACATAGCGCGTTAGGCCGTGCTTGGAGTGGATTCGCGCCTTCTCGTGCGCTTTGGCTTCTGCCATTCCGTCAATCATGCTATCCTCTTTCCGCCACGTCTCGCCGTGGCTGGGCGTTACTTGGCCCAACGTCTCTTGGCCTCCTTGACTGCCGCAGGCTTGTTCTCTGCGATAGTGCGAGCGTAGTTGCACACATCAGCCGGCAAGAACTCCCTCACGACTTCCCAGGGCTGGTTGTGGGTCGGGAATGCGTTGAACTTGTGCCCTCCGCCGAAGCAGTACGCGGGCCTTGAGTCGTAGATGATGTACTCACGCTTCATTGTGTCAATCTCCTTCTAAGATTCCTTTTGGGCTTCTTGGGCTATGGGCACACAGGTGGGTATCTTGGCCCTCTGCCCGTTCCAGGAACCACCTCCCCAGTAAAAGCCGGCAGCTCGGAGAGCCGTCAGGATTTCGCGCTCTGGCTTTTCTGCGAACGTCACACGCACCCACTCGGCACCCTCCACCGTGACGCCCCCGCTGGCCTCTGCCTGCTCGTGGCGGGCCGATTGCGCCTTGATGGTCTCCATGCGCTCCTTGTCCGTGCGAATGCGGGCGCCCAGGTTGGTCAGCGCCCATCCAGGGTAGGGCGACTTCTCCCAAGAGTACGCCTTGTCCACCTTGGCCTTGAGGGTGCTATAGTCCAGGCCCAGCGCGGCCAGTCCTGCCACGTCAGCCTTGCGAAAAAGGCCGTTGATGTTCTTCATGTGGTCGCGCTCCCGCTCATGCTGGGCTATGCGGGCCTCCAGAGCTGCGATGGCGTTGTCGTCGTCCGAGTAGATGGAGCGGTCCAGGGCCTTCTCGATGTTGTCAGCGCGGCTCTCGAATGCCTCTGCCGTGCGGGTGTTCTCCACTACAGCAGACATGCTGCTTTCGATGCGGGCCTGGTCGCGTCGGGCATGGGCCTCGGAGTGGTGGCCGACCAGGATTGGCTGGCCCAGGGGGATGTTGTCCATAATAGCGTGCATTTTGTCGCTGGCGGCTATGGCCTTCTCGTTGCGCTTGGCCGCCCACTCGCGGAGGCGCTCAGCCTTGGCCTCTTTGCGCTCCCTGTATGTCATCGCCTTACCTCCCTCTTCTGCGTTCCCCTTAAAGACCAGGGTGTATCTGTCTGCAATTCCAGCATGGGCGGTTCTTGGCCCTCTCAATGTTTCGGCGGCCTGCTGCCCCAGGCTGCCCACTCCGCGTTGGGGGGATGCTCACTAGGAGTACATGACCGCAAGGGGCCGTCACCTTGATTGCTCTGTAGCAGCCGAGTTGCCCGTGTCCCATCGCCTTACCTCCCTCTTCTGCGTTCCTACTTTGCTCTGCCCTGCTCAATCCTCAGGCCGACATACCCCCCATCGGCGTACTGTTGGCGAGCCTCGAAATACTGCTGCATTGCCCTGTCGTGGAGCTTGGCTGCCCGGTTGCCGTCCGAGAAGACCGCGAACTTGCTGTCCACCGGGATGCCATCCTCATTGCAGGCCAGTGCCCACAGACTCTTGGCTGTGGCTGCCAGTCCCGCTATGTACGCCTGCCCTTGCTTGTTGATGCGCTCCTGCATTGTCGCCATGTCATTCCTTCTTTCTGCCCGGCCTTGCCACCGGGCTGGGCATTAGCCCCTTGCGCTGGGCAAGGGGTGGCTCTGCTAGATTGTTTCGGGCAGGGGTGTGAAAGCCCCCGTGGCGTTGTATTGCTCCTGCAACCGCGCAACGGTCGCCCTCACCGCTGCTGTGTGGGGGTAGCGGTAGCTGGCGAGGTCAGCCTCCAAGTTGGCGCGCCAGTAGGGGCCCGCTTCCGACCCCACAAAGTTGTTCACGAACCTTTGCTCCCGGACTGTCAGCATCGTCTTCCTCATTGCCGCTCCCCCTCCTTCTATTCTCTCGCTGTACACTGAAATAGTACACCCCCTTTCACACAATGTCAATACCCTTTACCCCCCAATTTTGTACGAGTTTTGGCCCCTTGACAGGGTTTTCAGTTGGTGATATGCTAGGGGAAACGCTGGCGAGAGTGGGAGAGATAGATGCCTGACTACGGGTACAAGGAGGCTCCATGACCATTCGACTGCGAGACCTAAAAAAGGCTGACTTCGCTCCGAGTGGCTACTACGCCTCCACTGCGGTGGTTAAGACTTGGCGCAGCAAGGGTACGCTATGCCTCCTTGCCCAGGTCACAGCCGGGCCCGCAACGGGGAAGTACCTGCTGACCCGCTATCCTATCCAAGCGCCCAGCGAGTCATTTGTCAGGATTGCTAAGCCGTCAGACCTGCCAGAGGGTGCAAGGGGAGACAGCATCTCTTACCGCCCCGCCAGCAAGTTGGCCGCAAACAGGTTTCGTGGCAACCCCATACCCGGAGCAGCGGTCAAGCCCGAAGATCCGGCTCATGGATAGGGCAAGCGGGGCGGTCTCGAAGGGTTACATAGAGTGGGATTCCACTGAGAGGAAGTACAAGTACCGTAAGGAGATATGATATGGATTGGCACAAGTGCGAGGACTCAATGCAGGCGAAGGCCCTATCTTTGGGGCAAGAGTTCCCAAGTTACCGCTTCACCGTTGGCAAAGTCGGCTCACGACTACCATACTACGGGACGCCTATGTGGGGGAGTGTATTTGTGACCAATCCCGATGGTATCCAAATTGGCAGACTCATTTTCAAGGAGGGGGCTTTCGACCACAGCAAAATCTATGGGTGTAGGATGGGACTGAAGGAGAACCCAATATGGAGTCTCTTGGAAACAGCAGCTAGCTAATGGCGCTCATTAGACGAGACAAGTTGGCTAGGAAGGAAACACTGCTTCTACCTCATTTTCAAGAAGGGGAGTTGACCCGTGAATAAGACCACAGTTGCCTCAGAGGTTCCAGGCAGGCCCAAGTGCCCGGCCTGCGGTGCCCTCGTTGAGTGGCGCCAGCGGACGCAGGATTGGGCGTGTAGAAAGTGCCCTTGGAGGGGCAAGAAGGCTCAAGAACAGGTCAGAGGGTAGCATGAGACTCTACATCGCTAGCAGTTGGAGGAACGAGTCCCGCGTCTTGGCCCTCGCTCAACTCCTTCGCAGCAAAGGCCATGAGGTTGACTGCTTCTGCGACACATCCACTGGCCGATACGTGTTCAGTGCGGTCAAGGAACTCCCTGATGGGGGCCGGCTAACCGCCCCCGAGTTCCTGTTCCAGCCCGAGGCCCAGCACGCCTACTACGAAGACAAGAAGTGGCTGGACTGGTGTGATGGGGTGGTACTGATCCTGCCCTCTGGGAAGTCTGCTCACCTCGAGGGAGGGTATGCCAAGGGCCAAGGCAAGGGGTTATGGATACTGGCCCCAGAGGGTGGATGGGTGGTTGGAGAGTGGGACGTGATGTACGGGCTGGCCGACTTCCTGTGCGGAACTACGCTGGAACTCTTTGGGGCGCTCAGCCTGTACCAGAGCAACGGGGAGCAACAGGCCCATGCCAACCCGTAGCAGGTCAAAGTTGGGATCCATTCGAACCCCCCGCGTAGAGGTCAGTCTGTCCTCTGGCCGGGGCTGGCTTCGGTTCTCCTGCCCATACTGTGGGGAGTTGCTGTTCCACGGGTGGACCCAACCCAGCAAGCAGTCTGAGGGGGTCATCGAGGCCCATGTGAAGGTCTGCAGGCTGGCAGAGAGGCAATCCTGGGTTGACCAGCTCCTCTACCACCGGGGCCTGCTGTTCTCGGTCTTGGCTCAGGTAGAACAGGTCAGGCGTTCTAAAAGGCCCCAGTGGGTGGCTGTTTGGGACCTGATGCTCTATCACATCTATCACACTTGGAGGCGTTTGATGACCGGGTACTTCATTCCATATAGGCGTCGTAAGGGCGCTAAGGCACGGAGACCCACAGGGGTGCCCCAGCCCCGAACCACTGACAAGCAGGGCGGGCTGGGCAAGACAGACCTCAGGACAGACCCCAAGACAGACCCAAGGCACTTCTGCCCGGACGGAACCCCCCATCACTGGCGTCTTAGCAGTCCCTACGACGCCAACGGGGCCTGCTCCGGGGTCTGCCTCAAGTGTAAGACTGAGAGCATGTTCTCCGGCGGGGTTCGGGGGGCGTACTACCGCATAAACGAGATGGAGGCAGAGCGAGAACTGGTGGAGCGGGGGCTGGCGGGGGAGGGGTTGGCGGGGGAGGAGCTAGTAGTGTTCAGGGATGGGGAGTCGTTGGAGGAGCTGGCAGAGGTCGAACAGGGCATTGAGGCCAGCAGGGAGCGCGGCGGGAGTGCCTAACCCAACGGATAGGGAAGGAAGTAAAAATGGCCGACGCTGTATCAGGTGAATGCTGGAGGAGGCTGTTCAAACATATGCAGTATGTCGCGCACGTCCACGAGGGCCAGTATCCATGCGGAGAGGCCTTGGAAGAGCTGCTTAGGGAGGGGCTGGCGAGTTTGCCCAAACGGATGCGGCAGGTATTGACGCTGTATTTTGGCCTGGATGGGCAAGCTCCCAAGACGCTTAACGAGATCAAGGTAATGATCCCCAGACTGCCCTACAACCAGTTCTCTAAACCGGTAGCGCCAACAGGAGCCACTATTAGCAGGGAGAGGGTTCGTCAGATAGCGCGGAATGCCTGCTGGCGCCTCAAGCGGCATATAGAGCACAGCGGGGCCCTTCCTCCGCAGAACGGCCTTCCGAGAGGGGAATGAGGGGGAGGACGGAGAGTTCAAGGGGTGTTGATAAGCCCCCTTATCAGGAAAGGGGTGTAGGGGGGAGAGGGAGTTGGGAAACTGGGGCTAAATTGGGGGGTGGAGGGTCTTGACAGGGAAAGCAATTCCTGATAATGTGATAACTGTTGAAGGCAAGGACACCCAGCCCTCAACTGGCGGCCACCACCAAAAGGAGACCCTGCCTCCCAGTGGCGCAAGCGGCAGGCTCGGCACCCCTGATGGAGTGGTGCTGCAAGTGGGACATCGGCCAACCCACCCAAACATGTACAGCCAGACCCGCGCTGGGGACGGGGCAAAGACAGACCCAGCCTGCCATGATAGGTAAAGGCATGGCGGTGGGGGAGTACCGTTACCAAGACTCCTCAGCCCGCTGGGGGCTACCCTCCTGGAATCCGACCTGCCGTGAGGTAAGGCGTCGCAGTGGGACCCCAGCACAAGAGACCAAGACACACAGCCTGTAAGGAGGGACGGCATGACCAGCAAGCCACTCTGGGAACAGCACCAAGACTCATTGCGAACCGAAGCCCTCCGCCAGCGCCACGAGCGCATCGGGCGGCTGGTGTGCGAGCGCCTAGCACACCTTCGCTCGATGGGGTTCGATGGGCATAGTGCCGGAGATGAAGACGCTGAGTATTCGATCCTCGAACGCATCCTGAAGGAGGTGGACTCGTGAGCACAGAGCGCACCATGACGCTCCTAGAGGCTGCAGAGTGGTTCTATTTTCGCTGCGTCGGCTACACCCAGGGATTCAAGGCCGACGACCTAGCTACCTGCGTGACATGCGGCAACCGAGCAGGTTCCCCCGCGACTATTGCCCACACTAAGGACTGCCCCTACGCCGCTGCGGTGCAGGCCATCAGGCAAGCCAGGGCGGAGAGGGAGTGTAACTAGCATGAGCACGCAGCGCCCGTCCATCACCCTAGTCCAGCGTGTGCCCGACGCCGCCTGGTTCGAGCGGCAAATATTGGTTCACAAACTAGGCGATATGTTCGTCCTAGATGCGCCAACTCTAGCGGAGCACCTAGCAGGCAACGTGGCTGGCGCCAACGCCGACGCCGTACAGGTGGACGGGCCGACGCTCCAAATGATACTGCATGGTGCCTTGGAGCAGGGACGGTATGACCACGCTAGGGATTGCGGAATGATGGCCAGCCTGTCCAACCGCTGCACCTGCTGGCGGGCCAAGGCCAAGGCCATGCTGGGATCGCTGCTGCTAGGCCAGCCAGACCGATTCAACGCCTTCAACGCTGAGTGGGAGCAAACCCTGTCCCTGAGCAAACAACCAGACCGATTCCTAGTAGACCGAGACGAGCGGGGGCGCATCATCTCAGTGGTGGACAGGGACACTGGCCGGGTTCACACACCTGCTGGTTGGGCGGAGTAACGTCTGATGGGCAATAGGCCCAGTGTGGAAAGGAGGGGGTGGCGCTAGGGTAGGGCTGGATGGGCTAGGTAGGCGGAAGGTCGGGCATAGGGTAGTCAGGAGAGGGTAGGCTGACGAACGGCAGGGGCTAGGAGGGTGCGGATAGGATGGCGGACGGGCAAGAGGGGGTAGGGCGGCGAGTCGATAGGTCAGGCTAAGATAGGCTGGCGATGGGCTTGGCAAGGTCGGGTACGGGCGGCGAAGCGACACGGGCGGAGCGGCCACGGAGGCGCTACGCTAGGTCGGGACTGGATAGGATAGGACAGGCTGGCGGTAGGAAAGGGGACGTGCGGCTTGGTGAGGTTGGCGGCCGGGGCGGTGTGGGGCCGGCAGGGCTGGGCTGGCGGAAGGGCAGGTCGGCGATGGGGCAGGCGAGGATTGGGTAGGGTAGGCGATGGGGATGGGATGGAAAGGCTGCGAAAGGGCGGGATGGGAGAGGTTGGGCTGGCGTTAGGTGAGGGTCGGTCCGGGTAGGCTGGTGAGAGGGTGGGAGGGGCCAGGGATGGGCAGGCTGGCGAATGGTCGGGAGAGGACAGGCTGGCGGGAGGCCGGGGACGGAGCGGACGGGTTGGCGGGCGGACGGGCTGGGCTGAGGCTGGTCAGGCTGGCGAGAGGGCAGGGTTAGCGAGACAAGGGCAGGAAGGCGGCTGGCGTGGGACGGTTAGGTCAGGCACGGTCAGGGCGGCGAACGGAAGGGTTGGGGACGGTACGGCAGGGACAGGATGGGTAGGCGAGCAGATTGGCGAGGAGAGGGTAGGCTGGCGAACGGGTAGGGCGAGGTGGGCGTGGTCAGGGCGACGAACGGGCGGGCTGGGGCCGGCATGGGCCAAGTGGCGGTCGGCCAAGATGGGAACGGTCAGGACGGCGGACGGTTAGGGCAGGAAAGGCGGGGCTAGGCTGGCGACTGGATAGGACAGGAGCGGAACGGATAGAGCAAAATAGCTAAGGAGGGTAGGACATGGCAGAGACAAAGGAGCCCAAGGAAATCAAGGAACTCAAGTTCACAAGATACCCAGTGACCCTCACGATGCGCGGTCCCCTGCACGCCACGACGGCGAGCAACCCGGAGAGCATTGCATACCAGTTGCGGAACCAACCCAGCGAGCCGGATCTAGCGGCTCGGTTGGCGGCTGGGGAACCCATCAAGCCAATGGATGAGCTCAAGGCGCAGGTCGAGCAGGAGGCTGGCGCCGCCGAACCGCCCCCAGAGCCGATGGCGGTGTTCCGCCGGGATGAACAGCAGCACCCGTTCATCCACGACAACTTCGTCCGCGGTCACCTCAGAGATTGTGGTGAGGCCCTGTCGCGTGCGCTGGGCATCTGGGGCCTCCAGCAGCTCATCACTCGGACGGTGTTCGTGCGGCCCGAGCGCATCTACCTCCCGGCGGGCTGCAAGGTAGAGGTGGAGACGTGGCCTGCCCACTCCGATGTGTACAAGATGGGCAGGATAAGCAGCATCCGCCGCGCCGAGTTCGCACTGGGGGTAGAGTTACAGTTCAGGCTCTATGTGGTCAACGACCCCCGGTGGGCGGGGAAAGGGGGGCGGTCTATACTGGGGTCCATCCTGAACTACGGGGCCATCCACGGCATTGGGGGTGGCCGAGGTCGCGGCATGGGGCGCTACACCTTCGAGTTGGGGGAGGCCACAGTAGTGGAGCCCGCTGATGTTTGGGGCGATGTGCAGGTGGGCGAGGGTTAGCATGACCGCGACACTGCCACCTACGCCCGCTCCCACGCTCATCTGGAAGGTCTATCGAATCCCAGACGACTCCCCGGCCTCTGTCAAGCACCTCCCCCGCCGAATGAGGAGCTGGGAGGGCCTTGCCCGTTGGATGCGCTCAATAGACGCCCAGAGGCTCCCACGGGCCCGAGAGCGCATTCTGAAGTCCCTGACCGCCCAGGGTCACAGCATCAACCCCAACTCCACGGCACTATCAGAACGCTTGGGCTACGACGGTGCTGTGAAATGGCGGGTCCTTTGGGCCCGGCTCCTAGACGGCGTGTTCTGCTTCCCACCCCCACACATCGGAATTGCTGCTGGGCTGCTGACCGGGCAGTTCATAGACCTGACAAGGATAGCAGCGGTCAGCGTCCCCACTCCGGGCGTCCCAAAGGCACCCAGAGCCTGCGAAATCTGCGATGTTCCGTTGACACAACATCTCTATTGTCAGGGTTGTGGGTGTCTGGTGGGTCTCAACCACTCAAACGCCCTCACCAGTTCAATCACAGTTTTGGAGCGTGGGGCAGGCTTGGTGACTCTGAATCTCTGCCCGTTCTGCGCTAGAATGCTCACTAATGCTGGCTGGCAATTTGAGGAGGAGTCCGTGCTACGCCTCATGGGGCAGCTCATTCGAGAGGCCCTACTGGATGGCATTGGGCAGGTTCAAGACCCCTGCTTCTGGCTCCTCTGTAGGTCCGTGGGGCTGGATGCTCCTACGGTTTATCAGGACTGGTGCAGGAGACATGATTTGGCCTACCAGCCCCCAACAGTGTTGGATGTGTGCAAGGCTCGACTCCCAAGGCTATCATCGTTACGGAGTGCCTTGGACGGGTCAACGGGCAGGCCCAAGGTTGCCATGTCAGCTCAGGGACATCGGGAGCGTAAGAAGGTGCGGGCATGAGGCTACAGGCCACGGTGGGTCAGGCTCGGTTGTACGTCGGGGATGCGTCTGAGGTCTTGCGGATGCTCCCACCAAGGTTCAACCCGGGGATTCGATTCGCCTCCCGGGGGGAGGCGGAGGCATACGGGGCGGACCTCCAGAGGCGATTCGGGGGCAGCGGGCACACAGTAGAGGAGTCAGGGGATCCCACCCCTATAGCCACCCCTACAGTTAGCCTCGGTGGTAGAACGAAAGGAGGCCCAATGGACAGAGCACTTCACGAGCAAAAGATGCTCCAGGACTCAGACGAGTTCTTGGCTCTGTGGCGCTTGCACACCCAAGTCTGGCCCTCAACGAAGGCCGCAGAGCCGTCTGGGAGCTTTCCCTACCAGTGCGGTAGGTGCGGCATGGCTATCAGGTATCCTACTCATTACTGCACGGCTGACCCGTAAAGGTAGGAGCGGCACCTTTGGACGATGAGAAGTTCTTAGCGGGCATCAAGTCTAAAATCACCCAGAGGTCAGGTCGGGAGGTAGAAGTGCATCTTGGCCTGAACATGGATGACCTCGGCTTGTTGATGGACGTAGAGGCTGAGACGCCTGTAATCGTGCTCCCGCCAATCGTGCTGCACCCGGGGTATTCAGGGGTGGCCAGGATGGCAGTGGAGTACGCCGTGGGGAGTCTGCTGGCCGGGAAGTTGTTGGATGGGTGGGAGTTCACGATGCTACTCAGAAGGAACTAAGTAGGAGGCCCAATGAACACGATAAGCACGAGGGAACTGAGCAAGGAAGTGGGTACGCAACTGACGATACGCCGCTCATTCAGCAGGGGTGAGATAATGGGGGCCATCAAGGGGCTTGGTCTTCATCCCGAGGGCCGCTGGGAGTCCCGAATGCGAGACAACGAATCCATGCCCCCCAAAGGCTGGCCCTGCGGCCTGGGGATGGTATTGGAGCGGAGGGTGCTTACACACTGGTTGAGTATCAGTAATGACCTGGCCTACGCCAATGTGTTCCGCCATGAGGATGGAGTGTGCATTGTAGTAGGACTGGATGTGGACATAGACAGAGCCCTGATTAAGCGTATCTACGATGCCCTGTGCTTTGTGGCGGCATAGTTGCTTAGAAGGAACTGAGGGGAGGTTGGAATGCCCTTTCGGGTTGGTGTAGTAGTAGGTATCATCTTGGTCATAGCCGCTGTTGGTGCAACACAGGCTCTCTGGGGCATTGGTAACAGGATGGCCGCTAATGCAGTGGCCGGTGCAATAGTCGGTGGCTTAGGTATGCTCTCTGCAGAGATAGCCTACGCCATTGGGCGAAGACGTGTATGATGACTAGCCCAAGGTTCACCCAACTTGAGTCTCTAACCTGGCCAGCGCAGTTCATCGCCTCAGCCTGTGGCCACCTCTCGCCCCTGACCCAAGAAGCCTACTCAACTGACCTCCAGGAGTTCATAAGGTGGTATCAGGTTGCCCTCAAGGAGAGTTTTGACCCCGCACACTGCTCTCCAGCCGACATTCGCACTTACCGTGACTCCATGAGGTCAATCAAGGCTGTAGCTACCATCAACAGGCGCCTTGTCTCCATCCGCAAATTTTTCACCTGGTTAGTGGAGGAGCGGGGCCTTGACCGCAGCCCAGCTACCAGAATCCAACCACTGGGCAGGGTGGTTCGCAACCCCGTAGTGCTCACCCCTCAGAGGCGTAACAGGCTGCTCTGGACGGTGGAGAAGTTGGGTAAGGGTGCCGACTACCCAATGATAATGACCCTGGCCCACACCGGCGTCAGGGAGCAGGAGCTGGTCAACCTCAATCTGGGCAGCGTTCATCCTTTCCAAACCGATGAGGGGGTGCGCCACGAGCTGGTGGTCATGGGCAAGGGGGGCAAGGAGCGCACCCTACCCATTGCTGCTGCCTTGGAGGATGTGCTGATACCCTACTTCCTACAGAGGACAGAGGCTACCAACAAAGACCCTCAAGCTCCCCTGTTCATTAGCAGTCGCGGCACCCGCTACACCACCTCTGCTATCCGAAAGAAGGTCAAGTCCTACGGTAAGAAGGCGGACATCCCTAGCCTGCACCCTCACATGCTGAGGCACACCTTCGCAACCGAGGCAATCGAGGCCACTGGGCATGACTGGAAGGTGGTCAAGGAGCTGCTGGGGCACGCCTCGGTGAAGACCACACTGGACATATATGACCACCCCAGTCAGGAGCGAATGCAGAAAGGTGTAGAAGGAGGGAACCCATGAATCCATTCTCTCGGCTCATATTCTGGCTCAAGTCTGTACTCTATCGCCTGCGGAGCAAGGTCAAGGTAACGGTGCCCACTGAGGCGGGGACGCCAACACCCCAGCAGGCCTCCATGGGACAGGAGGCTCTCCAACCCCCCAGGAGGCAGAAGCCCATTCGCACCTACATATCCTGCTCCAAGTGCCACCAGAATGTCGGCCAGAAGGGGGGCAGCCCTGTTAGAAAGGTCGGGGCGAATGACTATCGCCACGAGGCTTGTCTAGCCAAGATGCCGCAGAAGTGAACCGCGACGCCACTCAGACGCAGGAGGGACCCATGTACGAAATAGTGCGTGTACCCCTGACGAACCACACCAGCACCAAGATGCTCCTCGTTACCAAGAACGGGCCAGATGGGGTCTCGGCCCATCTAATAGAGGAGGCCGCTCCACTGAGTTCTCTGGGCAGTGTCTCTGAGGTGGTAATGATGTCCTCCTTGGCCCCAGGGGAAACGGCCCTTGTGCCCATCACCATAGGCACCCCTGTTCGCCAAGAGCCGCCTCCCCCAGAGCGCCCGCCGGTGCCCCCTGTATCCCCGCGCCTAGCCCTCTTGGAGGAGTTCGCTACCTACATCCTCAGCCGGGCGGAGAGTTGCACGTCCGGCGACGACAAGACGGCCCTTTACCTCCCGGCCCTGTTCGATGCCCTGGGGGTCAGGAGAATGGACATGAGGGACGCCACGGCGCTAATTCGCACGGGCCTACCCAGGGATGCAGCCTACTGTGTGGAGATACTGCTGACAGGGCACCCTTGGGACGCATCGTTGGGTGAGATGGGGATAATAGAGCCCCCCGCCCCCACGTCTGCGCCAACAGGGGAGGAGGGGTTGAAGGAGAAAGAGGAAGAAAATGAGCAGGAGTAGCGACACAACCATTGTGGACTTGGGAATCTTTGTTCTAGCTTGTGCCCTTGGCTATGCAGCGGTCAAGGCCACGAGTAACCTATCCTCGGAAGAGTTACGACGAGTTCTCGTGGCAATTAGCAAGCCCCAGCCCCAATTGCCCTTGCTGCCACACACACGGCTCCATTGTTTCTGTGGGGACTCCTTGGAACTCCTGCCAAACGGGGAAACCATAGAGCATCCCCGGAAGCGAGGCTGGTTCCAACGCCTCCGACTACTACTGCATAAGCATATGTTCCTAGAAGAGAGTGGCCCAGCAGTCCCTGCACCTGAGAAGCCCTATGCCTAATCAGCGCCAAGACAAGCCCCCTCTCTCAGACTTGGGCCAGTTCTACTCTGACCCAAGAATCCGAGCTGCGGCCAAGTCTGCCCTTAAGGCCCTGCTCAAGAGCACCACCCCTGAGACCCAGGCAGCGGTGGCAGAGTTCGTAATTGGGGCGGCAGCGGTCTCCAAACAGGTGGTGGTGGAGCTCAGAAGGGTAGCGGTGGGCATGGGTATAGTGGCTCAGGAGGAGGCGGAGGGGTTGGGGATAGGGCCGTTGCTCAAACTGATGTCCGCGCCAAGAACCAAGAAACGGTCAAGATCAGGAAGGAGGGCCACATGACAGAGTATCGTGAGGTTACACTGAGAGAACGGCAGCAGATGATGGAAGAGGGAATCTTTGACATCAACGGCAACATTCCTGCCCATCCTGGATACACGGGTATTCACAAGCGAAAGGACGGAACGTATTGGTTCTATGGTCAACAGATAACAGATGCTGAAGTGCTCTATGTGATTGAGCATCGGGATGACCCTGCGCCCATTCAGCCACCCATTCAGCCAAGGAAGGGCTTCCCAGATTGGATAAAGCGTAAACTTGGTATAAAGAAGGAGTAACTGCATGACACAAAATAGAAGGAGGCCCGCGTGATTCGTCTATGGAAGTGGGGACAACATCAGCCTAGCAACCAGATACCCAAACTCAACTGTGCGGAGCTTGACCAGTGCCCATGCAGCCACAGGTGGCCCCTGTTCCACAGGAGGGCTAAGTGCAAAGACTGTGACTGCTACAGCATCTTTGGGCGTATCGTGAAGCCCACTATTGTACGAATACCATAAAGGAAGGAGGGCCCCATGACACAGACTCAGGCCCAGACCACACAGGCCCAAACCCAGGCCATCGAGCCAATCCAGACAGAGGTACGGAGCCTAGCTGACCGAGTGCGCTTAGTCCAAGTAGTAGACCAGCAGACCTTTGACTACGCCAGCGACCTGCTGAATGCCGTGGTGAAGCGCATCAGGCGCCAGATTGCCGAGCACCATGACCCCCTTATCAAGAGTGCCCACGACAACTGGAAGATGAACCTTGAGGCCAAGAAGCGGCTTGACGGCCCCCTAGACGATGCTGAGCGGCTCCTAAAAGACAAAATTGGGGGATGGCTCAGGGAGCAAGAGCGGGTACGCCTAGAGGCTCAGCGGGCCTTGGAGGCAGAGGCGCGCCGGATAGCCCAAGAGGAACAGTGGGACAGGGCGGCAGAGGCGTTGATGCGAGGGGTCACTCAGGAGTCCGTGGACGCCGAACTCGCACAACCCCTAGTGGTGGAGCAGGTTGCCAAAGTAGAGCCCACCTATGAGAAGCGGTCAGACGTGGTATCAGTCACCACCTATGCAGCGGAGGTCACGGACTTCTCAGCTCTTGTGAAGGCGGCAGCTCAGAACCCTGGATTGTTGGTCTACTTGGAACCCAGCATGGTAGCGTTGAACGCAGCCGCCCGAGCGCAGAGGGGCGCGCTAAGCATACCTGGGGTGCGCCTGCTGTCAAAGACGGATGTGCGCGGAAAGGCTCGGTAGATGTGGGCGTACTTACCCATGTTTCTCTGTACACGGGCTATGGGGGCTTCGAGCTTGGCCTCACCCTTGCCGGAGTCCAGTTCCAGACCGTCCTCTACTGCGAGATTGAGCCGTACCTGCAAACGCTCATTGCGGTTCGCATCCGAGACGGGTATCTCGATGATGCCCCAATCTGGGACGATGCAAGAACGCTTGACGGTAGGCCAATGGCTGGCCTGGTTGACCTCCTTACAGCGGGATTCCCCTGTCAACCTCACTCCACGGCGGGCAAGCGAAGGGGAGCAGATGACCCCAGAGACCTCTGGCCCGATACAGCGCGTCTTATTGGGGAGATTGAACCCAGATACGTGCTCTTGGAGAATACAGGAATCCAGCTCCGCAAAGGTGAGCAGCCAGCGTATGCGTACAAGGTTCTGGCTGACCTTGCCAAGATGGGGTATGACTGCCAATGGGGAGTTGTGGGTGCTAGAGATGTCGGAGCACCCCACAGGCGGGACAGGTGGTGGTGCTTGGCCGACGCCGAAAGCAAGTGTGGAGCACCACGGCTTGCCGCGCCCCCACGACAGGGGCGACCTGCAAGCTGCGAGTCTACTTTGGCCGACTCCCAGGGCCGAAGAGAGGATGCAGTACAACTCCCGGGATTCGGGGATGGCTCTGAGCAGAAGGGCAAGCGAATGGCCTACCCCATTAGAAGGGGATGTGACGGGTGGCAGGACAACGAAGGGCAAGGACAGACCAGGGGAGACGGGTTTGAGGCTAACAGCACAAGAATGGGTAACGCCGAGGGCAGAGGAAGCACGGCACAGCGGTCGCCAGACGGACTCAGGGCATCAGAAACAGTTGGTGGTGCAAGCAGTGACTTGGGCAACCCCGACAACCCGCGACCACAAGGACGGGGCGAACCCCTCCGAGAGGGCCCCGACGGCTGGTCTGCTTGGCCGCCAGGCCCCCAGGACACCGATGCTTGGGCAAGAGTCCTCGACCAATGGCCCGAACTCGCGCCGTCGCTTGAATCCCCTATTCGTGGAGTGGCTAATGGGACTTCCCATCGGGTGGACCGACTTAGAGCCTGTGGCAATGGCATCGTATCGCCGGTGGTACGAGAGCTTCTGCGATTGTTAAAAGGGTAAAGGAGGTAGTCAGCTCAATGGACATCATCTGGGTCCGCGTTCCCTATGGTCACATGGTCATCATGCCTCCAAAGAAGCAGTCCAGTGTTCTCAGCTCAGATGGAAGCCAAGGCTCTAACCGGAGTGCCGTCTCAGTCCCACTCTGGGCCAGGGTGTCCAGCGCCTACCAGCCCAACACTCAGGAGTTCGTCACCCTGGTCAACACCCTGAACAGCACCGTAGCCCAGTGGGTGGCTAGGTGCGCTAGTGTCTTGGCTGGCCCCCATCGAACCTTGGATGTACAGGCTAAGGAGTTGTTTGACTCCTTAGTGGAGAGGTTCGGGGCAACCAGGGAGGTAGTGGTGGAGGGACAGTTCGCCCTGTTCGAGCATGTGCCTGACACAGAGTAACTTGATACGGAGTAGGCCGTTGGGGGCGCTGGGGCACTTGGATGTGTCCTATGGGCACTCTTGGCCCCAGGACGCCCCAGCGCTGGTTTCCTATAGCTGGAAACGGCACGCTCTGGGGAGTTGTCACCTACTCAGCGGGCGGTGTAGGAGTCGGTGCCAGCCACCCCCCAAACAGCTTGGTCACTTTCACCCCAGTCAGCGCCTCGATGTTCTTCACCAGCCCCACCGCGAACACGCTGGACCCAACTACCACGCCGCCCCATTGGAGGGTCTGGCCGTACCAGTCCTGTAGCAGTGTACCCGTCAGTCCCGCCCCTAGGTACGCCCCGAAGTAAGGGAGCACCTTCTTGCAGATGTCCCCCAGCTCGGCCACCGTGAACTTCTTGTCCTTCAGGGCCACGATGACGCCCAGCACAAGGTTGACCCCTACCAGCGCCCAGAACGCCAAGGTCTGGTTCCCTGTTAGGAACTGTTGCAAAGCCTGTCCGGTATCCATACGCACAACCTCCTAATGGGATCCTAGCAGAAGACGTTAGCTCCCAAGGGCTCGATTAAGAGTTCGCTGGGAGTCCTAGGAGTCCGGGGCAAGAGTCGGGGGAGTCCGGGTCTAGCTCTGCCCTGAGAGCATCCCCATCCTGCCCCCTGCTCTACTCCCTACCCCACGCCCTCCTCGTCCGGCTATGACCGTGCCCCAGCTCACCAATCCGGCTGAGATCACGGACTCCAGCCTGACCACCCAGGGCGTGACGGCGAAGTCGAACTTCGCGGACTCCCCCGCTGTCTTGCCCTCCCAGGACACGATGTCGAGTATTATCCGTGCCTCTACCCGTCCACCCTCGGGCACATTCACTGAGTACGAGAAGGCTGGCTGGGCTGGGTTGGGAGTATAGCCCGCAGGCGCCCCAACGACGTATATCCCCTCGGGCGCTTTTGCTAGGACAAGGCCCGTCTTGGATTGTACGCTCCCACCCCCGGCAAGCGGAGTACCCCCGCTGGCGACATTGTACGTCTGCACCTCTAGGCGCAGAGCGCAGGTGATGGAGACCAACGATGCGTTTTGTATGACCCCTTGTGCGGTGATTGTTCTGGTTGGCATACTTCCTCCTACTACCAATTCTGTTTCTGCTGGTGGTTCTATTGGTACTACCTCGACCGGGAACTGGGTTATCATCCCCATGATGTACTGCTGAATCAAGCCCGCGTCGGCCTGCGTGACAACGCCATCACCGTCAACGTCAGCCCGTGTCAGCACATCCACCGTCATGCCACACTGGTCAAGCACTTCCTGCTCGGTGAGCGGGCCGTGCCATATGCCGGGTTGCTCGTCGTACTGGACTATGTACTTCCAGCCTGACATATCCTGGCTGTCAGCGCGTACCCACATACCGTAGCCTGCGAGATACGTGACAGTCCAGCGTTTGGTGCCGGCTGCTACTGGCGGATAGAGCGCGTTGAAGTCGGCGATGGCCTGAGCCTTGAGCACGTCGCCCATGTCAATGGAATTGTCACCATTTACGTCGCCATAATACATGCTGCCCCCTTCTCCGCGTGCGGCCTCACTGCTTCCTCACCCTCTCACCCTCAGACAATCGTTATGTTGAAGTCCAGCCCTCCCCCAGGTGGCGGCGGAGGCGGTGGAGGGGGAGTTGGTTTCTGGCTTGCGAGAGCAACGAGGCCCAGCACTGCCGCCCCTGCCAGGAGCAGACCTGCCCCCTTGCGCTTGGATTGACCCCTCTTCTTGGCCATGTGGCCCCCTTTCTGAATCCTATTGTACGGCTTGGAGATTAGCTAGGCTGTGCATTTAGGCTGTGCATTCCTGCAAGAACCCCTCGCGCAGGGTGATGTCAGAAGTGGTGGCCCCACCTGCGCCCGTGCTTATCTCGTACTCCTGGAAGTATTGGGCGGCGGTGGGTACGCCAGCAGCCGTGGCATGGGTGGCAACCAGTGCCCCGTCCACATAGAACTCAACCTGCACAGCACCCACCACTATGACCTCAAGGATGTGATGCACCCCCGTGCTGGGAGTAGCTAGAGCACTCACTTGTCCTACGCCGCCACCGTTGCTGGAGCTGGCGTTGAAGGCCGCCCCTGTCCAGATGAACCCTGCATGGTGCTCAGCAGCGGCAGGAACCGCAACTCCCAAGACCCCTCGCACTCCGAAGAACATGGAGGTGGTGGCCCTGAAGTTCGCAACGCTGACTGGCATGACGTACCTGATGCCCCTCGCTGGAGTCCAAGTGGAGGCCAAAGAACCCGCAGCGTCTGCAGCCTGCTCAGTTCCAGCGGCATCCGCAGCGTTGTCGTTTATACGCAGTCTGGTCTGTCCTGTACCCCCTGAAAGGACCGCGCCACCGATTGCCAGTCTGGTAGCGATGTTCTGGTTGGCTATGATCGCCAGCTCCCACAGACGGTGGACTACTCTCAGGGCAGCAGCAGCAGGGCCAAGGGACTCGTCAATGACAACGCCTGCCCCGGTCCTGATTGCGCTCCTGTACTGGGTGCCCCTCAGCCTTATGACGCCCACGGTGGCCGTGACGGTTGCCACGTCAGACTCCCGAATGACAAAGACCCCCGTGCCCGCATTGGATATGACAGCTATGTAGGTGCAGTTGAACATATCCAAGGTCGTGGCGCCCGTAGCCGCGCTCACCAGACTCTGCCCGCCAAAATCGCAGTTCTCAAGGTGGAGGTTGTGGGCGAACGCGCCAGCCGTGTCAATGGGGTCAGAGGTCAACCTGCACCTGAACATCTGAAGGATGCAAGGGGCAGTGGAGAGGTCTATGTCCCCTACGCCCACGGTGGTGTCGTAGATGTCCATGAGACCAGCGGTCATGGCTATGCAGTCCCCCCCGCCCGTGCCGTAGAGGACGCAGCGCCGCATTGTCAGGGCACCCCCGGTTACTCGAACAGCGGGCGCGCCAGCGTTGGTGTTGCCAATGGTGAGGTTAGCAATGGTGCCGCTAACGGCGCAGGCCACTATCGGGTTGGCAGCGTCGGCAGCTATGATTCGGCAGCTATCCGCGTTCAGGCCCACAAGGTGCACGGAGGCAGCTAGGGCCAGGTTGGACTCCGCATACACGCCCGGGTGTATCTGCACTATGTAGGGTGCCCCAACCGCAGGAGCGGGAACATCCGCGGCGGCGGCGGCGATGGCGTGGGCAATCACCATGCCTGCGTAAACCTCGTACTGCTGCTTGCCGCTCTTTTCTATCACGGAGCCGCCCGTGACCGCGTGTGCAGCAGTGGTGGTGATGACGTTGTTGTAACCCCGGAGGTTCCCGGCGCTTACAGAGTAGCCGCCCGCCGAGCCGGACAGGGAGTTTTGTCGCAGCGTCCATGTACCGGCTACGTTCGAGAAGATAATGAACCCAGCAGTGGTGTTCAGGTCCAGCCAGCACTCCAACAGGTGGAATGTGGCTCCTACTGCATCGTTGCGAATCATGTGGATAGCCGGGTTGGCCCCGTCCGTGATGGAGCAGTGGACGTTGTGCAGCCCTATGTCAGAGGCCGCTTGAATCAGGAACACTCTATGGGTAAAGCCGCCCGGGGTCGTGATAGTGAACCGGCACCTCGTAAAGACTATGCCCGTTCGGGCCGTCGGAACGCCGCCCTCTACTACCATGTTTCTAGCTGCAATGGGGGCATTCAGGTCGAATACGATGCCCTCCACCCAGTAGTTAGACGCTCCAAGGGTAAGCACAGTAGCGTCGGCCTGCCTGATGGTCACGGCGCCTATCTGCACAGCTCGCAGGCTCACGAAGGCGCTTCCGGTTATCGCCTCAACGTACACTCCTGAGTTGATGAACACATCGTAGGGGGCAGCCGCAGCGGGGGCCGGGGTATCAGCGGTAGCAGCGGTTATGGCGTGCTGGATGAGCATACCAACGTACACGTCGTACCGCTGGCGTCCGCTCTTCTCAGTAACGCTTCCACCCGTTACAGCATGGGCCGCAGTAGTGGTGATGTTGTTTCCAAAGCCCCGCACGGTTCCCAAAGAGACGGAATAGCCCCCTGCCGTTCCAGAGAGCGCGTTGCCCCTGAGCGTCCACGTCCCGGCCACGTTGGAGAACACCACAAACCCCGCTGTGTCATTCAGGGTAAAGTCGCACTGCTCCACCAGCAGAGTGGCGCCCGCCGTGTCATTGCGAAGTATCTGTATTCCTGGGTTGGCTCCATCGGTGATGGTTCCCCTGCACCTCAGCAGGGTCATGTTGGACGCAGCGGACAGAAGCACCACTCTGCTGGCGAACCCGCCTGGCGTCGTGATGGAGATTATGCAGTCTTCTAGCACACAAGCGGTCACTGCAACTCCACCGTCCACTATCATGTTTCGAGCTGCAGTTGGGAGGTTGAGGTCGAGCGTGAACCCACGGAGCTTGGAGTTAGAGGCAAGGGTGGCTATAGTGGCGTTGGCTTGCCGAATGACTGTCTGCTCAGGCCCATACAAGCTCACCACGTCCACGAAGGGGGCCATAGTGGGGGCCTCCACGTAGATGCCAGGCCCAACAAACACAGTTGTTCTGGTGGCGGCGGACACAGCGCCCATAGCCACGGCGTTGGTGATGCCCGCTTGCATAGTGGAGAACTTCCCAAACGTCTTGCCGACAATGATGCTCCTGCCCAGTTGCTGGGAGCGCCATTTGTTATGCCAGGCACCCGGACTCATGTACCCCAGTGGAGCCTGTGTCGTTGTCATGGTCATCCTCCTCTCGCTACACTACAGTGTACTACAGTGTCGCAAGTATCAAGGTCTTTTAGGTCTTTCACAGGTTTTTCAGCGGTGACCTAATGGCGGCTCTTTTGTGGTTTACGAGACCCCCGTGACAGCGCTACCATAGCTAGAGTCAGACCCCCCAAGATGATTAGTGGAGACCATGATGTGCCGGGGGGAGGCTGTATCAGCTCCACCGGGAACTGAGTTATCATCCCCATGATGTATTGCTGGATGAGCTGGACGTCGGCTCCAGTCACCTGACCGTCCCCGTTCACATCGGCACGCCTTTTCTGGTCAGCCGTTGGAGTCTGGATCCCCAAGGCAAACCCCTCGGCCAAGAGAGCATCGCCCATGTCCACCACACCGTCGGCATTTATGTCTCCGTAATAAACTGTCATGGCTACACCTCTATGTGATGTCTGATTTGTTGGCCGTCAGGCCATTTAGCTCGAATATCCAGGACAGGAGCTTCCTCCCGTACAGAACTCCGCAGACGGTGATTGCTGCTACTATGCCGATTAGGGCGCCGTAGTCTATCCAGACGCCCAGCCCGTCGAACCAGGCGTAGACGAAGTAGCCCACGGTGAGCATCCCAAAGATGGCGCAGGTGTCGAGCTCCCACTTGGAGTATCTGGCCTGCCATGCTGACAAAGCCCACAGGATGCCAAATAGGAGGGCTTGGAACAGACCACCAGCAATTCGGGTGAGGAAATCCTGCAATGGCGTGCCGGGGTACTGGTAGTACATGCCGCCGGCCCAGGTGAAGATGACGTAGCCTTGCGTGCCGGACAGCGTGTTGCCAACAAGCTGGTGGGCCGCTTCGTGGAACGGCACGGCCAGGATGGCGAGCACCACGAGCATCACCATCATAGGGATGACTTTGGCCAAGAACCGCGCGCCGCTGGGCTTCATCGTTGTACTTCCTCTACTGCCCATGTCGGTCTCCTAGATGCTCACTGGCAGGTTGAACCTGTCCCGCAGCCAGCGGGAGTACGCCTTGACCTGGGCAGCAGTGAGCGCGCCTTCAATCAGGGCAGAATAGATGGGCTTGTTGATGTCAAAGTTTCCAGCGCCTGCTTCCGAACCAAAGTATGCAGTCGCAGCGGCATGGGAAGTAGCCCCGCCGCCAGCCGCTGTGTTCACTAGCGCGCCGTTGACATAGAAAGCCTGAGCACCAGCCACTGTTACCGTACCAACCAGTATCAGGTAATCGTCTATCACAGAGGAGGTTATGTAGTCAATATCACTTACGCCCCCGCCCACGACAGCGCGCCACTTGATTATTGTCGTGGGGGTGTTGAGAAGCACGAGGTAGTTGTTACCGTCAATGCGTAGTTGCAATAGAAACCCATTCGCCACGGCAGCGGCAAACGTGGTTTTGGCCTTTATCACCAGCACGAGTGTTATGTCTCCACCGATGTCAACTCCACTGGAACTGTCGCCGTGGTCGTTTATCCCATCCAGGCTCAGGACTGGCTGCTGCACCTGTCCGTACTGCCAGGCGCAGGCCGTGTCCAGCGTACCGTTGCCACCAGCACTGCCTCGGTCTGTGGCCGTTACGCCTCGACCCTCGTCCATCAAGTACATATACTGGACCTTGGCTGTAGGCGGCGGGGCGCCCTTACTCAGGTCACTCTCCTCGGCTGCGGTTAGGGCCGTCGCCGCCGTAGCGCCAACGCCGATGACCACCCAGGAGATGGTGCCTACGACGCCGTCTGTCCCACCGTCAGAGGAAGAACCAATTACCATGTCGCCGCCGTTGGGAGTGGCTACAGGAGTGGCTACCGTGTCCGTATCCTCAACCGTCCCATTAACCAATAGCCTTTGTGTGGGTGTGTTCGTAAGGCTCACAGTCACGGTGTACCAAGTGCCCGCTGTCCAGGATACCGTTGTAGAGGTAAGTGTAAACTCAACACCACCCGCCGCGTTACCTTGTATCCAGTAGAGTTTGCCATCGGCATTCTCCAGATAGACACGCAGGTAATCGTCGGCAGCCAGTAGCTTCTGGAAGAGGTAGAAGTCCGCCGCTGCTCCAGCCGCAAACGTCTGGTCGAGCTTAAACCTGATGGTGATGTGGAAGGCTTGCTGGGCGTTCTGGCCCGCAGCCGCAGTGACCACGATGTTGCTGGTAGCAGCGCCTGTGAAGTGCACGCCGTCGGCTGTGGTGCCCTTCTGCGCCCCTGTGGCGGTCAATGGATGACCGCCGCCACAGCCCGTCGGCACGAAGAGGCCACGAGTCCCCGAGAACTCCCAGCGTTCTCTGAACGTGATTGGGAGGGGCGTCTTCATAGCGTTACCTCTGGGGGCCATACCGTCAGGCCAGGCTTGCCGTACTTGAACTTGAGCGCCTTGATTCCGTTAAGCGCCGCCTGCTTCTGCGCTTGCCAGTTATCCACAGCCTTTTGTAGGCTCGCCAGCTCACCATCGCACTGAGCGATGGCGGCCTGCTGTGCGTCTATCAGCGCCTGAATCTCGATAGGTAAGGGCTGAACCTTTGCGCTCACCATGTTCGTCTCCTATCCTTCGTAAGTGACCGTGGCCTCGAAGGTGAGGGCCGAATCGTTGCCAGCGGAAGCTATCCGCAACTCGCCCTGCAACCCCTCTGGCAAGTCCTCCACCTCGTAGTCCTCCACGACGGCAGCAGCAGGAGCGTGCTGCGCCCCCAAGGATGGAACCGTCTGCTGGGTGAAGGTCACGAGGTCGCCGTAGCGAGTCCCATACCAGCCTGGTGTGATTCCAGCGCCAGCCACAGCCCCGCTTATGAACACCTTTGCCCTGATGTTCCGCATGGCTCCGCCAAGTGCATCCAGGGCGCAGATGGTGGCGCTGCCTGCATTAGACAGGTTGCCCGTAAAGGTGGACTGTAGCAGAACGGGTTGGCCGTTTACCGCCTGCTGGACAAGGTCCAGGCTGGTCAGCAGCCCCTTGAGGTACGCCAGCGCGGAGGCCACAACTCCAACTGCCGTTACCGCAGCATCATCCCTGGTGCCTAATGCGCTCTGTCCTGATTTCTGTGTAGTCATGTTCTCCCCTACACCAAGAACTTATGGGCTACGCCGGTGCCGCGCCAGTGGACTATCACATCACAGACGCGGGCCACACCAGCGGCGCCACCTGCAATACTCCTACCCGGGGGAGTCGTCACGCCACCACACTGTTAAACACGCCGACACTTCTCCAAAGCAGCACAACAGTCAGAGTATATCCAAAGCCCGTCGCTCCGCCATAAATGGTCACTTGCAGATTGCGTGTTTTGTCCAACCAGCAGAGGCCCTGCCAGGCTAACTGCGCTTCTGCTGCCAGGTTGGCGACAGCTCCCTGGGCTTGCGATATGAGCACCTGAGGAGTGGAGTCGTCCGTCTGTACTGATATAGCCGTAAGGGCGCCGCCAGCGGCAGCATTGGGGCATTTGATTATCAGCCCCTCCAGGACAGCACTCTGGTTTGTCGTGTAGAGGTTATAGCTGGCAGCACCCTGATTCAGGCTAAACCAGGTTCTATAGCGGTGCTGTTGGTTCGTGTAATCTTGGACAAGGGCACCATTGGAGTTGTCTATTACCGTCACATCGCCATAGATGCTGATAGTGCCCCCAGTGCAAGATGCTTCTATGGTCAGTACGAGCCCGTCGCCAGTGATCACGTTGAGGCCGCCTACAATGTCCCGTAGGTTGAGTATGCCCGAAGCGCGTATGATGTCGAGCGGCTGGGCTCCAGTTGCTGATAGAATGGCGTTTATGAAGTCGCAGTCGGTGCCCCAAAAACCTTGGGCTCCGACCGTGATATTGCCCCCACAGACGCACCGTATCAGGCGCAATTCTGGATTGCCAGTAACGTTGTACAGATGGCATTCCTCTGTCCACACGGGGTCCGTGCCACCCGCTTGTCCGGTCAACCAAAGACCCTTGTACATTTGATAGCCAGGATTGTTAGCAGGCGCAAAATCCAGTCTATCTACATCCCATGCACCTCCAGCACCTAGACCGCCGCGTCCTATGTACTGCGGTATGAAACCGAATGGCGTGTTATCTGGAGCCAGAAGTCCGCTCCGGTCATGCACGTATATTTTGACTAGGCGGCGCGCAAGCATAATGGTTACCGCGTCGGCCATGTTGTCTACAGGACGCCCTGGTGTTCCAATAGGCCAAGCGGTGCCAGCAACGCCGTTGTCGGAGTCAACGTACACTCCATCGGGGAGGAGGCGTACCTGCTTCAGCCGATTGACACTATCAATTCCACTTGTCATACTGCGCTCCTATACTCCAAAGCGGGACCGCTTGACCGCGAAGATTTGTGCCATCTCAACAGCACTCAGGGCACGGGGCCAGATGCGCGGACGGGCCATAAAGCCAACATAGAAGTTGGCCAGAGCCTCTTGACAGCCAACATATAGCAACCTGCCGCCCGCGACGCTTACGGGGTTGGCCAGGCCGCCGTTTAAAAGCGTGGGTATCGCTGCGCCGTTGCGGTAGAATTGTCCCGCGATGCCGTCCCGCGTGACGCCGATGAGCTGCCAAATATTAGGAATAAGTCCACTAACGGCAGCTATCTCATCATGGGAGCCTGCCTGATTGGTTCTGAGCGATATATTAGTCCCAAACAAGAACCACTGCCAGCCGTCAACGTCAACGCGGCCCTGGTCAAGGAGTAGCTGGGCGCCACCTGCCCCTGCGTTGTAGACCCAGGCCAGCATCGTCCAGTCCTCAAAGGTGAAGTTGAGGTCTATGCTACTAGCAGCCGGGCAAGAGAGGCGGTCGCCTGCGCCGTCAAACGACAGGTAGGGCTGCCCGCTGCCCATAGCCAGCCATGTGGGAGGCCCCGTCAACGTCATCCGGTGCGGGGCCTTGCTCGTATCATAGGTAACGAGACCCGTGTACTCGGTGAACGGCAGCCGGAGCAGGCACCCCGCATTGTAGCCTATCTTGTCGGTGCTAATTGTCATTGCGCACCCTATTCCTCCGCCAATCTCTGCCACTGGTAGTTCTTAACGGCACCCGCTGTTTGCTCAAGCGTGACGCGCACCCCAAACCTATTGGGCTGCATCTCGACGCAGATGGCCTTGACGCCATCCAGCAG